TTAAAGTCTTTCTATATACCTCTAGTATACACTATCTAGCGATATATTTCAAGGCAGAGACAAGGTTGTTGATTGCTTCTGCAGCAGTATAGTATAGATTTTTCTTGCCACGATCTGACTTATCTACATTAGCCATCCAAGTAGCCTTGAATGCCATCTTAGCGGCAATAGCCTGTAATCTTACAATCTCTATTGTCACTACGTTAATAGGGATATCTGGCTTAATAATTACCTTGGCAATAAAGGTAAGAGCTGTGTTTAGCTCCTCATCCTGCATATACTCTGCAATTTCAGATAGTCCGTTAATTGAATCGATAGTTGTTTGCTGTTGTTCCATAATAATATTATACCTCAGATTCCCTGTCATACCCAGAGATAGCTATCTTTTCTTTTGTTGTTGCACTTGCCTTGCCAACAAACCAAGGAAGCAGCTCTTGGTATAGATCTACCAGAAGATTCACATCCTGAATCTGGTATTCTTTCATCTCTTTCCAAGCTTTTTTATCGCCTTCCATACAGCGAATCCATAGCTTAAATCCAGAGTGCTTTACCTTGGCACCAACGTCTAGCTTTTGTGCCACATAGTCTAGCTTGTTCGATGGGAACAAGAAGTTAGCCTTTGTGATGCTCATAAGATCTAGGTCTTTTGTAGGTGATGGCGGTGCCATCTTATTCTCTAAGAACTCTCGATTAATATGCTTGTGGTCAAAAGCTGCAGAGTTCCAGCCAACTAACAAGTCTGCCTCGTCCATTAGCTTGTGCAACTCTTTTAGCATTTCTTTCTTGCCATCGTGGTGAACGGATTTAAAGATTACCTTCTTTCCATCTAGCCACCTTGCACCAAAGCATAGCATCTCTGTGCTCTTGATGATTTGATCAATGCTGATGTTCTGGTCCCAAAGGCCCCACGCATAGACCTGCATTGGTGTTGTTTCTATATCTAGTAGTAGTATTTTCATTTTTTATTTTCCTGTCAGTTCTTCTAGTATTGATAATTCTATAATTGCTAATCTTGTTTTCATTCCAGACTCTCCTAGTACGACTACGATTGCTGGATCGTTGTTATTCTTAATCGCATCCGTAGTTGCCTTTGCCCAGACATCTTTGTTTAGGGTAAACGACTTGCCAACTTCCTTAAAGTCAACGGTAAAGTTTTCCCAAGAAGCGTCGCCCTTGTGAAGCCCCCTGCCAGAATTCTTGTGCTGCTTAGCTCCAAGCCTTTTGCTTTCACTTTTCTCGCTCATAATCCTTCTTTCGTTTTGACTTTAAGCTTACGTTTGTTAGGTGTTTGTCTTCACACATCCAGCTAAGTAGCTGATCTTCTCCATAGCAACGCAAAGACGTTACCTCTTTCTTGCAAGTATGACAAGGGAATTTACCGCTAATAACTATATATTTAGACATCTAGCTTGCTTCTAATAGAGGCTTCAAGGTCTTTGTCTTCTTTGACCTTATTTACGAAACCATCTCTACCCTGGACCTTAGACCCGTCTGGGAGGATGTACCAGGCCCCTGAGCGCTCTACAACCCCTAACATCTCTGCAGTGTCCACTAGGTCCCCAATCCCGTCTATGCCGATTGTGTCGCCTCTGAAGTAGAAGTCATATTCTCCAGTATCTCCTGGGGCAGAGGTTTTTGAGTTCTGGACTTCCCATAGAACCCTTCTGCCAAGCTTTTGTTCAATTAGCTTGTCTCCAACCTTGATCTTGCCCTTTATAGCTTTAGAGTCAGAGCTTGAAGAAAACAACTTAACGATAGTTGAAGACATAAACTGAGTGGTTAGACCACCAGTTGGCACTGACTGGGTATACATTGCGGTAATGTTATTTCTTGCTTGAGAAATTGCAATAATTAGAGCGGGCTTTTCACGATTATTTGCATAGTTTAGCATTAACCAAGCGTGTTTTAAGTCTTTAGACTCTGCCCCAATTTGCTTGGTCTGGTCCAAAGCCTTTAGCTCATCAGAATCTTTTTCAAAGTATACGGCTGGGAGAAGAGAGCTAATACTATCGATTACAATAATATCTACCCCTGCATGAAGAAGTGCAACACCAACATCTACCATGTCGTTTACACTTCTGGCCTCAGAGTATATAAGTTTAGATGTGTCTACCCCAAGCTTTTTTGCCCAATCTTCATCATAGGACATTTCTGCATCTACCCAAGCACAAAGCTTTCCCTCTTTCTGTGCCATAGCAATCGTTTGCAAGCAGAGCGAAGACTTTGCACTAGACTTGCTTCCCCAAAGAAGAACCTGTCTTCCATATGGAAAGCCACCGCCCAGTGCTCTATTAAGGCCAACGCTTGGCGTAGGCTGTAGTTCTGTTTTAACTCCTACCCCAGAGGCAATTCTTTTTCTAATCTTTGGATCTAACAGTGCAAACGCTTCTTCTATAGTTGTCATTAAAACTTTACTCCATGTCTTTCTGGTCGTGACTTGTTAAAACTAGTCTTATTGTTTAGAGCTACCTGTAGCTCTTGGTCGACATATCCATTATCCACCAATCCTTGGTATAAGTCAAGTGTTCTGATTATAATGTCTGCCATTTCATCAGCAACTTCTTGCTTTCCCTTATTCTTGCGAATAGCCTCCATCGCCTCTACCACTTCTGATACAATCATCATCATCTGTTTGGCAATAAAAATATCATCCACCTTGTCTGGCCAAAATCCTTTTTCTACTGCCGTAGTGTGAATATCTTTTGCCAAATTATCTAATGAGTTATATATCATTTACATCCTCCATAATTATTGTTCCGTCTTTTGTTTTTCCAAACGAAAAGTCGTATGATGAACCCTCTTGGATCTTCATGTATGCTTTTGGAAAGGTTGTTGGGAAAACGGTTACTGAGTGTAGGTTTCTAGAACTATCTGCAAGGGTAAGGGAAGCCATCTTTTTACCAGCCTTAGTTATCCTTGGCTTAAAAGAAACTACAAACATTTCTTCATCTTTGTAGGGCAATTGCTTATACCCCAAAAACTTTACTAAGGCATTACTAGATTGTTTTATTTCATCCACGGGAATGGCAGTAACAATCCTATTGTTATCACATAGAAGAAGGTAACTCCTGCCAGCCTCAATAACTGTTTGCTCTTCATCAAATATTCCTACGCTTCCAGTTTTATCTAGTACTTCTACTCGTGACCAGCCTTTTCCACGCTTAATTGATTTTACCATTCCCATCAAAACAAACGCACCCTTTTCTTCAAACTCTTCTACAGGATTGATGAAAGCGTAATAGTGAGATGGCACTGTGATATTAAACTCTGGAAGATTCAGAAACTCATAAAGATTTTCTTTAATTTCTTCTTCGTTTCTAGAGTTATCTTCAAAGGTTGCAGCACCAATTACACGCAAGGCCTGCAAGGACCTGCTGTTGACACCACTTCCTTTTGTATGGGTAAATTCTTCTAGATGCTTATAGTTTTTGAATGGTCTCTGAGCAATATACTTAGAAGCAATGTTATCGGAGATGTACTTGATAGCGGTTAGTCCAAAACGAATTCCCTTGCCCTCAATTTTAAAGTCAGCGTCGGAGTCGTTTACGTGCGGTAGCTTTACGGCAATCCCCATACGCTTTGCCTCAATCAAGTATTCTGTTCTGGTATCTTTATCTTTTTCATTCTTAAGCAAGGAATACATAAATTCTAGTGGGTGATAGAACTTTAACCATGCTGTCCAATAAGACAGGGTTGAGTAGGCTACAGCGTGAGACTTGTTGAACGAGTACCCTGCGTGGGCTTCAAAGTCGTGCCAAAGATCTCTTGCCAAGTTGGGTGCCATAAACTTAGATGATCCGTCTATGAACTTATCCTTAAACTTATCAAACTCTTTGGCGTCTTTCTTCTTACCAATGATCTTACGAACTTGGTCTGCTTCTGCCATGGTCATTCCACCGAGCTCTGTACAAGCTTGCATAACTTGTTCCTGATAAAGGATACATCCGTAAGTATCTTCTGTAAACTTTTTCATAACTTGGTGGTGATAAGAAATATTTTGCTTTCCATGCTTACGAGCAATATAGTCTTTACCAATTGTATTCATAGCGCCTGGACGAACCAACGCATTGGAAGCTGCTAGCTCATTAAAGTTTTTGACACCCATTTTTACCAGCAAGTTTGTGTATGGCGTAGCTTCACATTGGAAAACTCCTTTGGTGTATCCAGAAGAGAGCATTTCGTAAACTTTTAAATCTTCCATTGGGATAGATAGGAGATCAATCTTTTTTCCATTTCTATGTTCAATAATCTTTAGGGTGTCCTGTAGCACACTCAAAGTTTTTAGACCCAAAGCATCAATCTTAATTAATCCAATTCTTTCGGCCTCAGCCATGTCAACTGCAACTACTGGAATTCTTTCGTCAGAGCCAGGAGATGATCTGGTTTCCATTGGCGCATACCTAAAGATTGGTTCTTTAGAGGTTACAACTCCAGCAGCATGAATACCAGTACCACGAATTCGTCCACGTAGTTGCTCTCCATACTTTTCAATCTCTGGATACTTCTCACGGAACTCCGCAGTAGACTTTGAGCTACAGTATTCATCCCAAGTGTCTACAAGTTTCATAACCTTGTTTACGTCTGGCAAAGGAATATTTAGTACACGTGCAATGTCTCTTACTACACCCTTATCCTTAAAAGATAAGAATGTTGCAATAGATGCAACGTGACGATATTGACGAACAAGATAATCTTTAACTTCTTCACGACGGTTATCCTGGATGTCTGTATCAATATCTGGGAAGTCATTACGTTCTGGATTAATAAATCGGAAGAACAGAAGGCCATGCTTAATTGGGTCAATGTCTGTAATGCCCAGAGAGTAACAAAGCAAAGATCCCGCAGACGATCCTCGTCCTGGACCAACCATGATGTCTTCCTTCTTTGCCCATGCAATCATAGAGCGCACAACAAGAAAGTATGGTCCAAAGTTTTTATCTTTAATTACCTTAAGCTCTTCTTCAAGCCTATCTAGATATTCGGCATTGCCATCTAGCCCTCTGGCTTTTAGTCCTTCAATAGCCAAAGTCTTTAATTCTTTATCTGGGTCTTTGTACTGAACTGGCAATAGGTTCATGTGGTCTTTAATGTCATACTCTTCAATCTTGTTTGTTATTTCAAGAGTGTTTTCATACATGTCGTCTCTGTCAATACCCTGAGCCTCCATGGCACTTCTCATTTCCTCATAAGAAAGTAAATGAATCTCAAAGTTGTTAAAGCTCATCTGCCTGTCTGCACCATAAAGGTAATCTAGGCGGTCCATCAAATTGTTAAACTTTTTAGACTTTTCATAGGTTGCATCTTTTTCAACCTTATTAGAATAAGTATTAAGAATAAGCTTTAGTTCTTGAATTTCTTTCTGCCCTGGATCTGAGTGGTGGCAGTCTGGAGTTACTACAGGCTTAATCTTAAACTCATCGGCAAGCTCAAGAATTGTCTTATTCATCTCTGGTGGGTTGTGTGGCATTACCTCTAGGTAATAGTCATCACCAAAAGTATCCTTACACCACTTAATATGTGTTTTTGCAAAGGCTAAATCTCCAGCCTCAATTGCTTTAGCCAAGACACCGCTAAGGCACCCAGAGGTAACAATTATGCCTTCTTTATATTGCTCTAAGACTTTCCAATCAATTCTTGGCTTCTTAAAAAATCCCTCAGTCCAAGCAATTTCATTTAGTCTATTTAGGTTTTCTAAACCTTTGGGGTTCTTGGCAAGAAGGACAAGGTGGTTATAAACAAGGTCTAATGGCCCTGTTCTTTCGTCTTTATCACGACGGTCAAAACGATCCTCCGTTATATATCCTTCTACGCCAAGTATTGGCTTGATACCTTTTTCTTTTGCAGCACGATACATTTCTCTGTGTCCAGACAAAGAACCGTGGTCAGTGATTGCAATGGCAGGCATCCCTAGTTCTGAAGCACGATCTACGTACTCTTGAGGAGTTGCAATTCCATCAAAAAGCGAGTAGTGCGTGTGAACGTGTAAGCCAACATACCCCATGTATTATTACCTACTACCAGTCAATATTGGTAGCTGATGTTAATGATGGAGTGTCAAAGCCTAGATAGAAAGCTTCCTGCTCCGAATATGGAATATTTCTAAGAGCTAGCTCTAGTGGGAATGCCTCAACGCCACCCCAACTATACGGCTCTGTGTCTGGTCCAGACGGGAACAACGTGTAGGTTGTTTCTGTTCCTTGACCACTGCGCTTTAGCTTCCAGCTTAGGTTCGAAATGCTTCCAGTTTCTAGAGCATACTCACGAATTGTGTTGAAAGCAGACTGCTTGCTAATACCCATAGACCAGATTGCGACATATGGGTCTTCAATTCCGTCATCGACAAGAACGTTGCAGTAAAAACGAAGACGTGCTTTCCAGCCAGCCTTTGGATCTTTACGGTGCATCTCTTCTGCCCAGTCACGGCCTTCTGTTTCCATTGTGTCTACAGCCTTACGCTTGTAGTCCTTTGGATTTGTGTGTTCTTTTACTACAATTGCCAGACCTCTTTTTGCGTCATAGTTTGACGAGTCTTCGTCTAGCTCTTCAATAAAGCGGATCTTTACAGCTTGTCCGTCAGCTAGCTTTAGCCAGCGAACTTTGCTTCCAGTTCCTTCGTATTTTGGTCTGTCAAGCAGGGCGTTGATATCTTTTAATCCCTTTGTTACGCTCATATTATTTCTCCTATTTTATTTGTTATTTATTATTTTAGCATATTGGCAATAGCGTTGTCAAACTTAAAGTCTAATAACTTTATGTCTTCGTCCGACATATCACCAATGTCTTTATACTTATTATCTAGTTGTATTACGGAAACACGAGAGCCAAGCTTTTCTAGCAGCCTGTTTTTCATATTACCGCCTGCCTCATCATTATCTGCAATAACAATAATGTTATTGAAATATTTCTGAAGAAGTTCTATTTGCATACCAGAGACGTTTGCCCCTAGCGTTGCGACTGCAGAAAGGCCAACCTGATCTAGCCTAATTGCATCGAAAGAAGATTCTACCACATAAACCTGCTCTGCAGTTTTTACACGATTTATGTTAAACAGGGTTTTGCTCTTGGGAAGTCCTGGAGTATTCTTAAACTCTTTACCCTCAATTGATCTGCCAACAAAACCCAAGAGCATTCCGTCTGGGGAGTGAACTGGAACAGTGACCATATCAAAATTTTCTGAAAAGCCTAGGCCAAACTTTGCCATAGATTCTTTATTAATTTTTCTACCATTAAAGTAGGTGCTAGCTCTTGGAGAGTCCATAGCTTGAAGGTGAAGTTTTTTAACTTGCAGCTCATCGTAGGGAACATACTCTTGCCTGGTATGTAGCTGCCTTGTCATCTCTTGCTCAAGATCTGTTTGCTGCTCTTTGCTTTTTATAAAACGAACTGACTCAAAGTATGTTCTTGCAGATGTAAACATTACAAACTCCACAAGATCTGATGTTTTGTGACAAGAGAAGCAATAAAAGATACCACTCTTTTTGTCTACTTCTCCAGCTGGGCTACGATAGTTGTTGTGAAATGGGCAGAAGATTATAAAGTCGGAATCAACCTCAGACTGAACGTCTATACCCGATCCCTCAAGAACTCTTTCAACTTGCTCTTTTGTGTATAGATTACTCTTGTTCCGTCTAGTCCTATTATCCACTGTGTTTTTTTCTTTCCTACGTATATTCCATATGTCGTTAATTTAAATTCAAATATTTGTACTTCTTTATTATACCTTATTGTGAAGTCTGGGTCAAGGTCTAGCCTTGGCACATACCCCAAAGTTTTCATTTCAACTAGTAATAGTTTTATGTATTCTATTTTTAGTCGTGCAATTGTTGAATCGTCATAGATGATGCCATCTAGGAAGAAGCTCTTAATCGGTTTATGGTGTAAACTGTCCATAAACCATTATAACTACTTATCTTCATAATCTTTATATTTGTACCATCCCTTGTCAAAGTCAGCTTGAACAAGGAAGTCTCCCATAAATCCATTACGGTTTTTCCTGAATACACATTCTAGGATATCGCTATTAGCAGCTCTACCCATTGCTAGGACCCAGTCGGCATCGTAGGCAATTTGACGTGACCAAGCTGTCTGACCCAGCGTAGGGACGGTGTCTAGCTTTGTAACATCATCTGGCGTGGCAGAAGAAATAGCCATAATTGGAACTTCTTCTCCAATAGCCATAAGCTTTAGCTCACGAGACAAGTTCTTCATTCTTACAGTTTCGTTATCTGACTTTTGATTAGGACTCATTAGCTGTAGATAGTCAACAATAACAAAGTCTGGCTTATACTGATCTATCTTTCCACGAAGAACCGATGGGGTAATGTCTCCACCAGTATCATTAGAAATGATGTGAAACTCTGGCTTACCCTCGACGTTTACCTTGTGCCAACGCTTAAGGTCTTCAATATCTATTTCTCCGTTACTTATCTTACGGTGCGACCAAAGACCCTCGCCCATAATAGTAAATACACGATTACGAACTTCTGTCTCCGACATCTCAAGGCTGATGACCATTGGAGACTTGCCCTGCTTCCAAGCTTGAACAGCAAAGTAAAGAGATAGCCAAGACTTTCCAATACCTGGATAAGCAAGGAACACTCCTAGCTGTCCTGGCATAATTCCAGAAGGGAGGTAGTTGTCAAAACCTGGCAAACCAGTTTTAATTCCAAGTATGCCCAGCTCTTTCTGTCTTTGCACATTCTCAAAGTAAGCTACAGCAGAGTCAATATCTGTGACGTCAATGTCACGAATAACAGCCGTATTCTTTTTTAACTCTGATGTTTTTGTGATTAGCTCTTCTAGTGCTTCTGGGCCTTTGCCACTTTGGACATCTGCAGCTGTTGTCATAAGGATATCTTTTAGACTAGCATTAAGATACTCTGCTTGTAATTCTTCTAGGTGGTGCTTTGTTGAACCTACATCTTCTGTAGTAGAGAAGTCTCTAAATTTTTCTACAACTAGGGTTGTTGGGGGAACGGATCCATTTACCTCAGAATATTTTCTAATGAACTGCCAAACATCTGTGTGAGTGCGCAATAGGTTTTCTACGTTTGCTTGCAGCAAAACGTGGACCTGTTTGTCTTTTAAGACTGCAGATATTAGCTTAGCCTCTACATTACTCACTTAACCATTCCTTCGCTTTTTGTCGTCTTTCAGATCTTTCCCTTAAGTCCTGAACAATTCTTTCTCTAGATTCTATAATTGTTTCTGCGTAGTTTGCAAAATACTTCCAAGATGGGTTAGGGCTTACTTCAAAATAGTAGTCTAGCATATCGTAACAAATCTCTAGGGTAAAAGACTCTATCAAGGCATCTGCAGCCCATTGCTCTACGTTAAGATTTACGATTGGCTTTTCTTCATACCTAGCTTTGTGTAGTTTACTATACCTACTAAGCAAAGCCATTCGGTATTTACGCTCAGCCATTACTTGCTGTCGATTTCAGAAGAGGCTTCTTTAACCTTTTCTGCTAGCTTGTTTTCTACAAATTCATAGACACGTTCAAAGGCTTCTCCAGTGTTTTCGCTGTCTCGCTTGCTATCTGATACCTCTAGGTCAATTCTTAGTGACTGAAAGTTGCCAAGGTTAAGAGTGTATCCTAACCCAACTTTTACTCTAGTGCTTTCGTTTTCCATACCCAGTTCCTTCTATTATATGCTTTCATTCCAAATTGGAATAAATCTACCATCTTCTGTTTTCGTATAAGTCAGTATACCATCTCCCAGACGCCTTGTCAATTCCTGACGGCTAGGAGTTATATCGTTGGTTATTAGCTTATCATTTCTTGGTCTACCCATGTGGTAGGTAGCTAGTATATCACGAATTTCTTTTACCTGTGATTCTGCGTAATAGGATCTTACTTGCCATCCAGTTCCCCCGCCTTTTTGGGATCCAGTAGGATGAGGAATAATTTCACGCTTCATCAAGCTTGGCATATACTTCTTATGACGATTTACTAGTGAGGCTGTTTCTCCAACAGTATAAGCCCTCTCCCTATTTTTTTTAAAATCTGAAATCAAACAACTCTCAATCCTATCTTTTACAATATTGTAAACTGACATGATTCCATTAGACTTGTTTAAGTGATGAACTCTTATTAGGTCTCCGTTTAAAAACCAAACCTTCTTGTTTCCTGGAATAACTGGTAAAGAGTTATACTCTACCATGTCGACTTGGCCGTGTCTTTTAGCCATTGTTAGTTTGGAATACCGACAGCAATAATATGAACCTTAACGGCTAGCTGTCCTGGGCTATTAAAACGAACAATTCCATTTACTGCCGAGTTAGTAACGCTTGAAATAACTACAGACACATCTTTTCCAGATGATGTTCCCTCGATAAGAACTGGGGTAGCTGTGACAATTGGAGGATACTTGTATTCACCCTTAAAAGAGTATGTAAAAGATTGGTCTGTTTCTGCAGTTACATTTGTTAGGGTTGGATAAATAACATGCTCTCCAGCCACCACTTTTGTATCCGTAAGCAGTGTACTTTGGCGGCCCTCTGATGTATCTATCGATGCATACTTATATCTTGCAGAAGATATCTGAGAAGATAAATCATTGATTGCTTCAACTATTTGATAGACATAATTTACGTCTAGAGGCTGTCCTCTGTCTGGTGTTGGTATTCTTGCCATAGTTAATTATAACACAAACAAACGGGTTTATGAGAGGCTAACTACAAAATCTTCTATATTGCAAATCTCTAGGGCAGGGCTTAATACCTTTTCTATCCCAGCAAGCTGTATCTTGACACGTATACCAGTGGCAGCAGAAGGTCTTAAAAAAGAATAAGATTGAGATAATGAAGATCCATGATAGGCATAGCTGCCCCAAGCAAACGTTGAGGTTCCAGTATTATATATGCCAAAACTTACAAAAACATCATATGATGAAGCTACGGGAGATTCTTCCCAAATTGCTGTAATTGCTAAAGAGGTGTCAGACAACTGAAGGCCCCCAAGTACATCTTCTATAAAAGGTTTTGCATCTAAGGTGTATATGGGAGACCAGGGGGATGTTCTATTCTTATCTTCCGAAATAACTCGGTATCGAATTAGGTACTCCCCATTTGGAGAAAGTGGTGGCAAGTCCTTTTTTTCAATAGTTACCTTTTTAGCTGGCATTTCCAGTACCCAGATCTACATCTAGTGCAAAACGAAACTCTACTAGGTTTGCAGTATTTGAAACTTTTACAATTGGAAGAATATCTGGAGATCTTACTACGGAATAGCCAGTCATTCCGTATAATGGATTAATAGAAGAAGTATTTTCTAGCCTAATTGCGTCGAGAGCTACGTAGTAGTCTGAGGTTGGTGTTCCCCCAGCTCCCAATACCGATGCCCAAATTTTTACAACGTTAACAGTATTCCAAGTAAAGCTTGTGCTTTTGATTAAATCTTTTAATTGCTTGGTTACAACAATATATCTATTGGTTGCAAAATCATAGCCACCAACTCCGTTAGTTATGTCTACTTGGAACTGAGCATAGTTTGTTGCTTCTTCAGCATCGCTATCTGCAAACTCAACTAACAGCTTTACTCTTGTTGGGTGAAAGCCATTTGCTGTAGGCGTTGCACTTTTATTAACAATAGAAAATGCAAGCTTTAGCTCATCACTTGCTGAATTTTTATTAAAATCAAGACTTGCTCCAGTCAAGTGTATATGATTTGATCCATTAGTGGCTACCATCCTTGATCCTGAAGGAATAGATAGGGTTGACTCATTTCCTGGGATAAATATTGTGTTATTTAAATACCTGCAAGACTCATATCTATTTAGCCTATTAATGTCAAGAAGGGTTGTATTGTCAGCATTGGTTTGAAAGACTGCGGGAACTCTAGGAGTAATTATTGCTTTCTCTAGAGGGTCTTGCGCCAAGGGGGTATTAACCACCTCAATCGTGGATGCTGCAGTTGCTGTGTGATACTCCCAGTTTTCTGCTGTTGAAAAAGAATAAACGGTTTTACTATCGTATGCTCCAGCAGTTGGATTTGATGCAGCAGAATAAATTCCTATTTCTGTAATTTCGTATCTTTCAATCGTTGGTAGTTCGGCTGTTAAAACAATTTTAGAATCGCCATTTTCATTTACATATCCCCTTGAGCTAATTGGAACACGAAACATTTCAAAGTCTAAATTTTTCTTTGCTAGGATGTCGGTTATGTCCTCGCTGGTTGGGTCATAGGTTATAGCTTTAGGGGTTGGTCCACAACCAATAGCAATATGAGTTGCGTAAGATGGAGCCTGTCCAATAAGGTACTTAGCCAATAGGTTTTTGCCAACATCTGTAATCATGAATAATCCTCTTCATATATTGTACCATCAAAAACTTTTCCAGAAGAGACCATTTGGACCTCTATTTCGTAATCTGCCTTAGTGTTAATTACATCAATTATAACATTTTTAGTAATTGGATCAATGTAGGCTACTAGGGGTGGGTCTTCGTTTGTAGTTTGCTCTATATGATTTTCTAGCTTTATTGCAAAATTCTTAAAATATTCTTCTCCAGAGCCTGGCATCTTTACCATGTTTTGTGGGTTATAATCAATTGCCAACTGAGAAACGTTTTTTATTGGCCTATAGATTATGTTTTGTCCATTAACAGTATCGTGTCTTACAAGGTTTATTAATTCTAAGCCGCCAATTTTTTCTAAAGTTAGTTTAAGGATTAATTCTATCGGCACATCGTTTTCATCAATAAGGACATCTTCTGGTGTCGCATACTTGACTGGTTCTCTTGTAGCTGGAACGAGTGGTATTGGCATTCTGGCAATAGCCTCTTGCTTGGCTCGCTCTACCGCTTCCTGCCTTTCTCTTTCAAGTCGTTCTCTTTCGAGCTGGGCCTGTCTTTCTCTTTCCAGTTGAGCCAGCCTATCTCTTTCTGCCTGGGCTGCCCTGTCCAGGGCTCCCTGATCTACCGCTGGAGCAGCGGGTCGTGATGGGGCTGAAGGGGCCGAAGGGGTTGAAGGAGCTGAAGGTTTGGCCGCAGCCGTAGCCTTGGAGTCTGTCATACTATTAAATCCAGAAATACCTAGCTTAGAGGCTTTAAAGGCTGCAGCACTTGCCTCCTGGTCTCTCTTTATTTGAGCAGCTTTTGCTGCAACCTCCCTCTCTATTTGATCTGGGGACTTTCCTACTTGTTGTGCCGTTGGCTTTGCTGCTGGTGCAGCAACTCTTTGTATTCTTGAGTTTGAGTCTTTACTAAGTGCCATAACTACACCTCACTCAAATATAGGCTCATGCTTGGTCCAGAAGAATCTTTTGCGTAGTCTATGCTGTATACTACAAATCTTTTTTCTGGTTCAAAGGCTACCTCGTCAGAGCTATCGGAATAGTTTATAGAAACTATATCTCCTAGCTGTATTGTTGGGTTAGCAAAAATGTTAACTCCCACAGATTTTCTCGGCTTCATTATTTTTGATATTATCCATTTCATCAGATTGTTAGCTGTATCAGCGCTTTGAATATAGATAGAGTCAAGCAAGAATTGATTTCTGCCATAAGTTATTCTGCTAGTCTTTATATCATTGTAAAGCTCTTTTTGGGTAGTTGGAGATAAGATAGTCATATCTTCTTTTATCTGAGGGTTAGCAAAATTTGCAGTTTTTTCAAAATAATTATCTACCGTTAGTTCGTAGCGAGAATCTTGGGTAAAAGTAATTCCTTGAATTCTTAGGTAGTTTCCTACAGTTTCATCTAAGAACAAGAAGGTATCTGTAGCATTAAAGATTAGGAACTCTGCCCCATAGGCTCCTCCAAAAAATCCAGATACGGTATATCCACGAAGCTTGTTAAAGGTTGGAGATACCATCGAATATAAAGCTGGATATGCCTTATCATATTTGACGTTAAAGTATGCCATTTCTCTAAGAATACTTCCAAACTCCTCATAAAAAATATTATACTGTGGTGGCTGCGCTGGACTTATTCCAGAAAGAAAGGTTGGCTGGACAATACCGTTAATTGAATATTTTCTGAATGCTTCGTTAGACGATATATCAGTTTTATTTGTAAAAATTTTATTTGCAATTGGACCCAAAGAAACATCTGAGTTTTGACTATAGTTATTAGCTAGAGCATATACGTTTTCAAACATACAGTGAGAACCACCACGAACAAATAAAGACATGTTGTTTGCATTATTTAGCGGAAGGGGGTCTGGGTCATCTACGACAGCAACCTGAGTATCATTTAGATATAGGTAAAATCTTCTAGATTTTTCTAGATCTTCATACTCTATTGCAAGGTCGTATACCGTTGTATACTCCTCAGCTATTACCCTAGACTGGCCAGCAAAATTTCCGTCATCAACAATAATTGAAGAAAGTCCACTCCAAAGTCTGACTGGTATTGCGTCTTCATCTTTAGTTAAAACCCATTTTGATGGTGGCCCAGAGTTATATATTGGAGGATTTACCCCAGAAATAATAACACGATTACCAGTTGTATAGCCGTGAGGCGTCGTTGTTGTATAGGTTAAAGTAGATACGTTCTTAGTGATTTGACTAATTTCATATACAACCGCAATACCAAATTGTCCATCTTCAACATGCCGAGATACATAACCACCAGAAACATAATCAGGAATTGTGCCGCTAGTTGGCAATGGCATAACAAAGGTGGTAGGGCTGGTTACAACAATTGTTGGCGGATTATTTCCAGCATTGGTTAATTTATAATAACCATTTTGTGAGGTAATTGTTTGTCCCCTTAGCAAAACTCTTTGCCCAGCCTGAACGATGGAAGGAGCAAGACTGCCAGATGGCAATATTAGTGGTGAGTTGGTTGAAGCTGTTAAAGTTGTTTCTGTAGCAACTGCAGGAAGATTATTGTCCAAAGTTAAACTTGTTGCTGTTGGGGTTGGTAGTGCTAGGGGGTCTCTCACAGGAGTCTGAATATCATAGCTGGTATTTTTTAATAGTTTATAGAAAAATATATTGGATATTCCATCGGCACTATAAGTAGCGGGGGCCAAAGAAATATTTTCAGTTTGATTAATTCCTGTAGTATTTGCAACAGTAAACCCAGATCCACTTATTGTTATTGTGGTAGATGTTGCTGCAGTTACAGTCCAAGTTCCTAATGCATATACTGGCAAATTTACTGGGCTAGAAGTAGCAGATTTTCCAGAAGATATCATAACCTTACTGCCGACTGGATAGCTAGTGGCTGCGGAAGATACATAAACAGTTGCAACGCTGGTTGTGGTAGCATCAAAGCGGGTTATGCTTTTTTTGATGTTAGGGGTACTTCTTTTATATAGGTCTATGTTTTTTTCTGACAATGCTGCTATTTCAAAATAATACCCATTGTTATTTTCTGGATTTAACAATGTTGCAATTCCACCACTTCCCCCAGAAATAGTTTTATTTTCATCTGGAGTTGTAGTAGGAACGTTAAAGTATGTTGTGGCCCCAGCTGGAGTTTGAACAGATTTCTCGTTATTTTCAAGTTTACCGACAATTCTCATTCTTGTTCCAAAATGTTTAAAAGAACCACTAAGAGGTTTGTTTACATAGGAAATAAAGTCAATGGGGGTTTCTTGTGATGAAAAAGACGGACCGTTAAATACAAGAGCCGAAGCCTGAACAGTTTCTGAAGTTGAAGAGAGTTTATTCTTATTAGAGGTTTCTTCATTATGAGAAAAAGAAAGATAGTTTTTAATTACGCTAGATCTTGAGGCTTTTGTAGCTAGAGATTTGCTTACTCCAGCTGTACCAGCACTGGTGTCACCTTCAAAAGCAAGGTTTCCAAATAGATAAGCAGACTTCATTTTACAGCCATAAACATTTTCATTATTTGTCCAGTATGGGTTTAGGCCAGCTGTGTGATTTACAACTGTTGTTCCAAACTGCCCCCTACCGTGCTTGGCTACTGAGCCATTAGACATTCTTGTTATTCCATCAAAAGTTTCATAGTTTGGCTCTGCATAAATTCTTGCACGGCCAGTTGGGTAAATCTTTCCGTTAAAAGAAAGTTTAGAAAAATAGTCTTCGTATTCTTGTGGACTAGATATCCAAACGTTTCCTCCAGTAAAATTAGAGTCTACCACGCTTGATGGCAAAACCGAAACATTGTATTCTACTGCGTCGTATCTAACGACCTCTCCATTAGAATAAAAGTATCCGTTATATCTTCCAATGTACAAAATGCCATCGCCAAAATCAATAATATTATTAACAAGTTCATGATTTAGAACTGCTGGTACTTGATCATTTAAATCTGAATTTAGTGGTATAGCTGCTAGGGCATACTTATTTCCAGTAGCTGTTTGTCCATTTGTTGGCTTTAGATTTTCTGTGCCAGATACTTCCCAAAGCAGGGCTGGCTTATATATCCAAGAAATATTTTTGTCTGCTACATAGGCCTGCTTGATTGAGCCCATAGATTTCTGGATGTATCTTGCAATATAGCTTATTTTTCCATCATTATAGATGTTGTTATCCTGAGAGGCTATGTCTATAATGTTCTCTAATTGTCTTGGTTGAGCATCACGAATTTGTTCTGTTGTGGTTAACTTTGGATCAGTATTTGATCCCAGCAAAATTACATCTGTTTGCCTTTCTTCTTCAGTTGGCAAGGAGTAGTTTTTGCTCATCATAACAAAGTTGTTGTACTCGTCAAAATACATTGCGGTCTGTGTTGCTATGGCTAGATCGTTTAATACCTCTGCTATAGTTTTATCTGGAGAAACAAAGAAGTATGGAATAATTGGATCGCTTTCTCCGTCAAGTCTTTTAAAGGAGTAGTTGCTAAAACCTATGCTGTCAAAAATTGTTGCAAGTGCGTATGACAAGGATGCGTTTGGAATCAAAAGCTCTGGGGCTGACTGAGACTCAAAATAGAAGAAAAGGTCTCTTAGTGATAGCTTAAGCTCTCTACTCTTTAGGTTTGACTGTGGAAAAGATTCTGAATACAATGTTTTTATTGGAACATAAAAACTTTTTTTAATCTTATTTTCTTCATTATCTATGACAGTAACATCTGAGATTATCTCATAAAACTTTATTTGAATATTTTTGTTTATGTATTTTGCAATAATGCTTCCAGTTCCAGTTTTTGGATTCCAAATATTATTTTGATTAAAAGACTGGTCATAGTCAAAGAGGGACAGCTCTCCATTAGATGCAAGTAGCTGACCAACTGGCAAACCACTTACCCCAAGATCTGAAGCATTTTTAGTTACTGAGTATGCTACTGTTTTTTCAGTTAGATCTACTGTTAGTCTTGGAGAAAGTTCTATTAGGTCTAGGGTTGCTCCAAAACGATTCATTGTTTCAACAACTACCCTGATTCCTGAAATAAACAAAAACTCTTCATAGTCTAAAATACCAGCCTGAGCTGTATTGTATTTCTTAGGGCTTGTTGTATCTGTTACAAAGTTTGTAAGCTGGTCTACGTTTTCATCTACTACGTACCAACCATATTCTGGGTGAAATTCAAGGTAGCCACTGTCTTTCCAAATATAGTATCGCCCAAGGTCATTCGTGTTTTGTTTTACAAGGTAGGCCTGACCATTTTCATTTTCTGTTGGAAGCATAGTTGTGGAGGCTAGGATTCCATTATTTATAAAGTTTGACCTAAAACTATCTGGAACAATAAGTCCATACCCAATTTCTAAGTATCCATCTGTTCCGATTATGGCATCGCCATTATAGCGTACAGAGTTTTTATTAAAGGAAATTGCGTCTAGCCAAATATTGTTTTTTAGATATTGGATTTTCCATTTTACTGGGGTTGTTTTATTTTCCTCTCCAAAAAATGGATCTGCAAATATTCCAGATGAGTTGGAGAATGGTCCAAGATCAACATTTCCAACATTGGTTTGCGTCTTTACAACAATCCTGTTTACTGGAATTTCTTCTTTATATACAACATATGGGGCTACATCTTCTACGTGGTAATTGCCATTAAGAGTATTGTTTGCAATTCCGTACTCTTTTCCATCCTCAGTCCTATATGAGGTCCAGTATTTAAAAGTATCATTCTTGTCTGGCATATAGTATCTTGGCCGATTAAACATGTCAACATTACTGTGATGTAGGTATTTTCCAGTAATTCCGTATCTAAGTTTGTTGATTCCAGACCTTGGCCTAAACTTTCCAAAACACTCTTCTAGAGAAAATAAAAGTTTTTCTTTTTCTTTTTTAGGTTTAAAAACAACTGGAGTTTGGCCATCCTCTTCAAAACCACCATCTACTAAAACATCAGCATCTGTTGCGCCAGTGTAAAAGTTTCCTAGGTCTTTTGGGTCATAGATGTTTGGTATTGATCCGTATTTTTGAGCAATTCCAAGAAGTGGACGGTATCTGTAGTTTCCAATATCTGCAATATTTTCAAAGAAATTCATGTTCCATTCTGCAATAACTGCAGCACGAGACTTTATTGTAGAAGAAGTACTAAGATGATCGTTTAGCTCTTTGCTTTCAAACATTTAAACCTCTTCTAGGCTTACGCTTATGTTCCATAAATCGTGGTTTGATCCCCCACGTTTTTCAACTGAGTAAGTAAAGCTAGAAATATACATTTCAAGAATTTCATTATACTGGCCCAACCTAGAATACTTTAGTGTGTCTTGGTCAGAAAATTCTGTATATTTATCATAGGCAAGATAAACATAAAAAGGGCCCTTGTAGTTGGTATACCAATCAAGTATTTCCAACCCGCCAGCTCCGCCGTCAGAGGTGTATTGCTGATCTTTATATAGGGGTGATCCACTAAGCTGAATAGTTTGATTTGGCGTTATGGGATTACTATCATGGTCTATAGAGGTTACTAACTCTTGCTGTCTTCCATACTCATCAAATCCTGGAAAGTCAGAAAATGATCTAGATGGGAGCATGCTCCAAGAAGTAGACAACTCTATCTTATCTGCAACATGGTATGACCTCATCCTACCATTTATCATTCTTTCCTTTTTTTCAATTCTTAGCGAGTTAAACTGCAAAGCCGATCGATTATCGTCTGATAAAATTAAGAACTCATTAAGCAACTCTTCTTCTGTTGCAGTTGTTGGCCTAGTTTGTCCAACTTCAAATCCCGACGGAATATAGAACCCACCAACAGCATTACCTGGATTGTTTGCCCAAAGCATTGCTTGCGGACGACTATACTTTTTCCTATTTGTCATGTATGCATTAGTTGCCATTAGAACCTGTTGCCCCTTATTCTTTGAGAGTCAATCATTCTAATTTGACCCATCACGGTTTGTGCAATTGAGTTAGGGTCTGACTGAGACGCAACGTTTACACTTAAGTTATAATTATACACTGAATTCGAAGATGGTGAGAGAACTTGTGTAGATGGCACAGAGTTTTTATCAACTGATACAGAAGGTCCTGTAGAGTTAAACATTGGGGTTGTTATGTTTTGAATGTTTGGACTAGACATGCCCTGAACATTGCTAAAGGATCCAGAGTTAATCTTGTTAAATAAATCTGTTCCATACTTCCTAACCATAGGTCTTCTTACTACAAATTCTCCAGGAGTTAACATTGCTGGTACGGTATCTGAGCCTAACGGAGATCCCCCATCTGACATGTAGGACATAACCCTTCCTCCATTAGCCAAGAATCGGTTAGCATTACTTCCGCCTCCGCTTCTTCCAGTAACGCCAGCCTTGGAAAGAATAGCGTCTGCCTGAGCTTTTGTTATTTTTGCAAGGTAGCTATTTATTAATGCCTCTGCTCTATCGGCATTAGACATAGTTACTCCAGCTGCGTCTCTAAGTGCCTTAGAAACTTTAGGGGCAGTGGTAGCGTTATTTAATGCTTGTCTAATCCTATTTGCCTGAGCTGCTGGGGTGTCAGCGCTTGGATCTAGTGGGTCTGGGCCTGGGTTTCCTGGACCGCCTGGACCGCCTGGGCCTCCAGGGCTTACATCTCCCTCTCGAACTGTCGTTACTGTATAAACAGTGCTCTTTGGCTTCTCAATTTCATTCCAAGCATCTAGAACCTTTTGAACAATTTTTTCGGCTTCTATAATTGCATCTTTGTAAGTTTTACTATTTACTCTAGCGAAATCAATATTGTTCTTAATAGTTTCCCATTCAGTTTTTGTTTTGTCCAAAACTTCTAGCTCTTTAATTCTTGATGCTAGCTCTACTCCAGCCAAGCGGACTCTTTCTGTTGCTGGCTCTATAGAGTTTTCTTCAATTTCAAATATCTGATTTGTAAGAGTTTCTATTCTTTCTTGTATTTCAATTCTAGATAGTCCATTTTCGCCTCTAATTGCGTCAAGGGCGTTTTGTCTTCCCTGGTTAAGTGCGTCAGTTTGACTTGAGAAGTATCCAGAAGCAGAAGTTTGTCTTACGTCCTGAATAGCCCTAGCTGCTGCAGAAAGATCGCCACGAGTAATGGCTTCTGCAACTGATAGCTTGCCCTTTTCTTGATCAAGAACTTTTTGATTTGCTTTGCGTACCTTTTCTAGTGCTTCTAGCTTATCGTCATAAGTCTTGTTAATAGCATCCTCTTGCTGCTCAATACCACGCAAATCTGCTTCGTAATCGTCAAGCTGGTATCTTATTCCATCTATCTGATTTTGAGCATCTTCAATAATTTTTTGATCATCTGCTATCTTTAGCTCATACTCTAGAGTTAGTTTTTTCTCTTGAACGTCAAACGCTTCCATTGCCTTATTAAAGCCTTCATCAAAAACCTGTTGTTTTCCTTCTGGAGTTAGCCTTTCAAATTGCTTTGCTGCTTCTGCAGTTGCTCTCTGTAATGCAAGCATCTCAGCTATTTGTTGTTGGGTGTAATCTCCAGCAACTATGCCTGCGGCAAGCGCTGCATCCTGAATTGCTTCATACGCTTCTGCAACAGAATATCCAGACGACCTTAACTGGTTAAATGCTAATACCTGATTCTTTGACTCTTGAGCCTGTTTCTGCTGCTGGTTAACATATTGACCAATAGCGATTGCAGAAAGAGCTTTTCCAATATTCTTTAACTGATTTTTAAATCCTATAATTTCTCCAGTTTGCTTGTCAAAATTAAATAGGGTATTCTTTTTCTTTTCAAACTCTTCTGGATCCATTCCAGCTATAAGGCTGATTAGGTCTTCTCCAGCCCCTAGTCGTCTCATGTCATTTTCAATACCGCTGAAAAGATTGATTCCAGCTCCGCCTCCAAACAACTTATTGATTGCGTTAGCTGATGCTTCAAAGCCCTTGGTTACACCAATTTGGTTTTTACGAATATCTCTAAGTTTTTTCAAGAGGTCGTCTAGTGGGGATGCAGATGGTCCTCCGCCACCGCCTCCGCTAGTGTCTTCTTGTTCTATGTCTACCGCCGATGCGTCTTTCCCAGCCTCAGTAACTCTTACTGCAGTAACAGTTGCAAAGTCTTCAAAGGCCCTAGCCTTTTGATCTGCAGGTAGTGTTTTCTGCCATGCTCTCCAAGCATCTTGCATATCCTTATCACCACGCAACTCCATGGTATTAACAAATGCAGAAACATAGTCTTTTCTTTGTTCATTGTCCAGACTTTCGAAATAAGCTTGGTTTTGTTTAAAGGCTTCAAACTGTGCTTCTCCAACTAGATTTTGAACAAAGTCCATGGTCAACTCTCCCCCATAAGAGTTTATTTGCTCTATCATGTCTTCCATTTTTTTCTGTGCTTGTGGATTCTTATTGTAGAATTGCATAATTACGCTAGCTTCAAGAACGTTAGCTCCACCCAGCTTTGCCACTTCTTCAAACATGGCCAAGGCTTTTTGAGCTTGTGCTGGAGTTTTAGACTCTATATTTGCAATAAATGTTTTTTGTTGATCTGGCAAAGCCTCGCCATCTTTATCAACAAACGCATTCATTAATGCGATTGCACGATTTCCATCAGCGGATCCGATGTTGGTCATGATATTAAGGACCTTTGTCAACTGTTCGCCATCATTACCAAAACTAGATAGTAGCTGAGTAGCAACCATTGGGTCTAGCTCCTTGCTTGCAAGCATGAGCGTCATCTGGTACTTTTGAGTTTGGTCTAAGGCTGCACTGCCTATTTGTCCCGTAGCACCCTTAGCAATCTGTCCCTTAACGGGATCGTCTGCGTAAGCCACATCAACAGCCTTCTTGGCTGCATCCATATAAGCACCTTGTCCAAAAAACACGTCTTGCTTAGCAAAGTTGTCAAGAACCATTTGAGTTGTTTCCGCATTCTTGATAAGAAGGGCTTCCCTGTCTCGTATATGCTGTGTTGTAAGCTCTTCTGCTCTTGCCACGTCCCCAGCTGCAACGGCATTGGCAATTCGTTTCTGATATTCTAGATCTAGAGAGTCTACCATTTCTTGCTGCTGCTGCATAGCAATCATTCCCATGGCAACATTGGTACCAGAGACTTCTCCCAGCTTTGCCATTCTGTCTACTCCAGCTGCAATACCAGTTCCTAAAAGGACTGCTGCAGACGATGCAAGAAGTATTCCACTGGCAACTTGTCCGACTACTGGAACAGCGTTTGCCATTAAGCCAGTAGCCCCTAGGGCTGCGGATAACGCAAGTCCTTCGCTAACTAAAGGAGTTGCAGTAGAGCTTCGAACCTGGCCAGCTTTTATAGTAGCTCCAACCTGATCCTGAGTTTGCTCTATCATTTTTACTCTAACCTCAAGGGGCTCGTTTATAAGATTTTCTCCATTTGGACCGAATATTTCAATGAGCTTTGCATTAACGTTAATGCCAAAAGATTGATTCCCTAATTCTTTTCCAATACTAGCTGCAATGCTTCTTGCTTGTGCTTCATTTAATGCCCCAGAGGCAACGGCAGTTCCTAGCTGATTTACAAGTTGAGCTTGTGTTGCAGAAGACCCAGAAGTTGCAACACTCTTTCTTAGTGACTCTAGCATACCCTTACCCTGTTCGCTAGTTACAAAAGATTCTCCAAATGTTGTTTTACCCTGCTGAACAGAAAAGGGAGAAGCGTTATTGGCTCTTTGCTTATCCATAACTTCTCCAGCTGATGCCGTTCCTGCAAATTCTGCATAAGCAAGAATTGCTTTTGAACCAGAGCCCAAAGTTTCTGTTAATTCTATCGCCTCTTTTTGAGCGGTGTCAAATGCACCCTTTAGAGCAAAGGCAGCCATGGCCAATCCAGAAATAGCAGCAACTGCAATAGCTACTGGGCCTGGCAACATTGGCAAAATCATTGAAAGTGCCATGATTGGCATCATTAGGTCTTGTGCAACTTTTCCTGCGGCACCAGGCAACATTGACCCACCCATTACGGCTCCAGAAGCCACCATGCCAACCATACCAGCCCTTCCACCACCAGAGCCTCTTTGCTGAGCTTGAGGAGCCTGGGACCTTAGTGCAGCATTAGCCCTTCTTGTCTCTACACCCTTTGCAGCCCCCTGCTGTCTGTTATAGGTTGTTTGTCCAGCTTTTTGGTCTGCAACTAATTTGTTTCCAGAGTAGTAACGTGTGCCAGCTTTTGTTTCTCTAGCTGTAATTCTTTGAGACTGTCCTGGACCAGCAGGGGTTGCCAGCTTTTGCTTTGCCTTAGTCTCTTTGACTGTTTCTTTTTTGTTTTCTTTTACTGCCTTTGTAGCTGCAACTTTTTCTTTTGTTGCTTTTTCTGTAGCTTTTGTTTCTTTGTTAATTACAGAAGCTTGTTTTGCGGTAGCACTTGTTTTTGCTTTTTCTGCTTCTTGAGATTTTGCGAATGCCCTAGCAGACTCGTCTTTTTGAGCTTTAGTAAGTTTGTCAACTTTGGCCTTTGCCCTAGCGTCAGCCTTTGCTGTTGCCGCTTCTTGATTTTTCTTAACAGCTTCATCCTTAGAAGGATCGTATTTTCTACTTCCTAATGTTTCATAAAAACCTTTTCCTGGATTCTTCTTTGCAAAATCATCCCTAGATTTTAGAACTGACGCAGCAAGCCTTCCTTGATTTGGTTTTGGATCTCTTCTTGCCAGCTCTTGCATAACTTTTGATCCGCCAGCAGTAGAAGGAGATATTCCCTGACTTAACAGCTTTAACTGTTTGTTAAGTTCTTTTTGCGATACGCCCAGCTTTTTGGCTAGAGCCTCTTGCCCCTTTGGATCCATCATGCCCTTTAAAGCATTCTGGGTGCTTTTTGTTCCGCCGCCGCCTTTTTCTAGATTAGCTTGAGCAGCGTACCTATTAACCATTGGGTCATCTGCCAGCAAGCTCCTGGCCATCCAGGACTTGGTGGGGACTTGTCTTCCAGCTACTGAAATCTTGTAGCTAGACTGCTTAACGTGAGCAGCATCTGGAGTTGCTTTAAGGAGAGATCGTTCTTGACTTGAAGAAATTTTTCTTCCCTCTTGTCTCATTTTTTCAAGTTCTGCTTTTTTGGCAGCCATTTCTTTATCCATGCCAGCCCAGGACTTTAGTTCGGTTTGCCTTCTGACCTCGTCTGGAGAGCTACTGAACCCACTACCCGCAACTTCTCTTTTTGCAATTGCCCTAACATAGTCTACGTCGCCCGTACCGTTTCTAAACCCAGGAATATTTCCAGAAATTAATGCTTGAATAAATCCACGATATTTTTCTGCTTTTTCTGCTGGGATAACTGCTTCTCCAGGAGAGAGCATGGCTGGAACAACGTCTCCAGCACCCTTTGGCCCAGGCACTGAAAGAATTCCAGAAGCTAGCTTCTTAGGAGATTTTGCTCCTCTTCCTATAGCCATTGGAGTTCCAGCAAAAGCAGCTTGCTTTAAGATTGCTCTTTCGTATGCGGCAGTCAATCCATTTATAGCTGCTGCTTCAGAAGTAAATGTTTGTTTTAGTTTTGTATGCACCTGATCTAGAGAGGCTGCTACTGCAGCTGCCTCTAGCTGTTGCTGAGTCATGTACTCAGTTTGCATTCCTAGCTGTGTGCTAGCACTTCCAGCTTTATTCATTGCGGTTTTAAAGAATACAAATCCCTTTATTACGTTTGCTACACCGTTAGCAATAAGACCAAAGCCCATTAGGAATATTGGACCAATTACTCCAGCAATAGCTGTTAGGCCAACAACAAATCCCTTTGCGCCTTCATCTAGCTCATCAAACTTTTTAAGTACGCTAGTTCCAAACTCTAGCAGTGGGGTAACTGCCTTTAGGAATGCCTCGCCAAGTGGTACGAGAGTTACTTTAATGTCTTCCAAAGCTTTTTGGAATTTAAACATTGGAGAGTCTTCAATTTTCTTAAGCTCTCTTTCGGAAAGAACTGCTAGTTCAGCAGTGGTGGCATTTGTTAGCTTTAAGACACGACTTGCTTGGTTTCCATCCTTAATAACGTTTTGGAATAAAGTTGATAGACGAGAGAATTGAAACTTTCCAAATAGCTGTTCAATTGCTCGTGCACGATCTAGGGGGGCTAGCTCATCGAGTGCTGAAGCAAAGTCTATAACTAGACCTTTTACATCTCCAGCATTTGCTTCAACAATGCCCTTGATGTTAATACCAAACCCTGCAAGCATCTCGGACGCTTTTCCAGTTGGGTTAATAAGAGCTGCAAGACCAGACTTTAGTGCGTTAGCACCTTCAGAGGCATTGATTCCACCCTCACGCATAGCTGTTAGGAAGAACGTAAGGTCTTCAACATCTCCACCAAGCTGTTGTACGACTGGACCAGCTTTGGGAATAGCAATGGTTAGGTCTTCAATAGAAGTAATAGTTTGGTTTTCAACAGCGTTTAGGAAATCAATCTTCCCTGCTAGATCTTCTGCAGAAACTCCAAAGGCGTCTGTTAATGATATTGTTGCTTGTAGGGCCTCTGCTTGCTCTACCCCACCAAGCACGGCTAGCCTTGTTGTTTCTGCAACTTGAGCGGTAAGCTCTGCACCCATCTTGCCAGTAGCTGCAATGTCAGCAGCCAGTTCCATAGTTTTTGATACAGCGACACCATACTTTGTAAACTCATTTGCAAGATTCTTTATATCCTGAAGAGCCTTATTGGTTTCCTCTGTTGTAGTAAACATTTCGCCATAGACACGCTTAAATCTTACAGCTTGCTTTTCCATGTCCATGAATGTTTTAGCTGCAACGCTACCAAGCATTATTAGGGGTACGGTAAAACCAACCATAAGCTGACGACCAGCCCACTGGGTATTCTTACCAAAGTTTAGAAGATTAGTAGATCCCTGCTTAAGCATTTGATTAAGAAGGGCTTGGCGCTGAGCAGCAATTTGAGTTTTTGTTGCTAGGTTTTCCATGTCAAGCGATAGCGGTCTAACCGCAATGGCTCGCATCGCTCCATTTGCATCTCTACCCATTTTAATATACTGGGTCTGCAAATCCTTAACACGTTCACGTGCTACCTTGTTTATTGTCTCAAACTCTGATGAGAAAAATCTTCCAAAGCTCTTTGTGGCTGCAGCAGAATACCTAAAGTATTCCCCCATAGAGAGTTTATTTTTTTGAAGCGAATTGGTAAAAGAGTCTGTGGTAGTTTTTATAGTTTTAATACCAGCAGAAAATTGACCAGTCTTATTTATACCATTAATTAGGCTTTGCTGCAACTGTAAAGAAGATGCAGTAGCCTGCGCACTGGACTTTGCCAGAGAGGTGTGGAAAGTTGATATCTGCCGTTGGAGATTCTTAATATTGGCCAGCGCTGCGGCTGTGTCAATATCGACTCTTATTCTGGCATTGGCGTCTTCAGCCATCCACTAGCACCCTCTTTACTTAGGCATTTACAAGACCAAGAGATGCCTCTGAGAGCTTAACCCCAGATGCTTCTTCTACAATCTTGTAGACTGTTGGAAGATCTAGATTATCTTCCAAAGCCTTTAAATCTTCAGCCATTTCTGGCTTGTACTGTCTCATTGCAATTTGAACACATTCCATCAGTAGGCTCATAGACTTGTCGTTGTCTTCTGCTACTGCTGTAATACCCTCAAACTTTTTCATAAATGGACGTAGCAAAGAAATCTTTAGTGGGCGCACCTTAACTTCTGTTCCGTCAATTAACTTAATTGTTTTCTCTTCGTATACTTCTGTACTCATATTTTTGTATTCCTTCCGCTATGAGGCTTTATTAATTATAACACAAAAAGCTTTATTTTTTAGGCTTTTTAGTCAAGTCTTCATATCCAAGGCCCATTCCAATTCCAAAACCAGCCTTTTGAGCATTAACTCCTTGGAGGGCTAAGACGTCATTTCCGTCCTTAGCTTTTCCACCACTGAACACTCTGGCCTTCATGTCTTCCCACTTATTCTCTGGAGCTTGGCTATTGTTCTTATCTATGTCAACCCCCTGAATAGCGGCCAGGAACTTCTTTTCTTGATAGTCAAGTTCTCTTTTTGACTCTAAGGTTATTAGGAGCTCTGGCATAGACATGCTAATTTCTAATTCTTCGTAGTCTTTCCAAATGCCCAGCAAAAAAGCTTCTGCTTCAAGCTTAGCTAAATCAAGCTTGTCCCAAGAAGATCCGCCATCCCCAGCCTGATCTTTTACAGAGTCTTCAGAATCTTCATTAATTTTTATTCCAGCAGCAATTTCTAAGACCTTGTATATTCCTGGCAAATCCATAGAATCTTCTAGCTCGGCAATTGTTGCTATTTTGGGATGGTACTGTTGCATTGATATAGCAGCACAATTTGACAGAAATATGATAGCTTCTTCATCGCTATCTGCAGTTTTTACAAGCTCAAAGGCTTCCATAAATTCTCTAAGATACTTTATTTTTAATGGAGATAGGTTAATCTCAGTACCGTCAATTAAGCTGACTTTTCCCGTTTTATATATTGTTGTTGCCATTATATAAGTATACCGCAAAAACAAAATTACCCAGCCTAAAAAGACTGGGTAACTCTGCGTTGTTAGTTTGTATTACGATACTGCTGGGATAGTGCGGTCTACGATCTTACCGTAGGATGCAGCATCGTTTGGCAGTAGACGGAATGAAACCTCGTACATAGTTGGCTCATCACGCTTTGCAGAAACTGTAACACTCTCAATAGAAAGTGCACGGTATGCAACGTAAATACGCTCAATCTGCTCGTCTGGGTCACAGTCACCTGTACCTGGACCAACAGCAACTAGGCCACGCTCAACTGGACACTCACCGATGTCACCTGCTGATAGGTTTAGGGTTGGGGATCCAACCTTAATTCCTGTTGCTCCTGCGCTTGATGTGAGATCTGCATCTCTACCAGCCAAGGAGAACAGCAAGTTCTCTAGTGTTGCTTCAGCAAAAGCAGTGTTCAGGTTAACCTGCATACCCTGCTTGTATAGCTTTGCAACGTCAAGAACCTGATCAACCTGTACCTCGCCAAAATCTGGCTGGAACTGTAGCTCTAGACCGTTCATTGTATAACCAACGTTACGGAAGGCTGCAGAGTCAGCTAGGGTTTCACGATATGTTCCTGTTGTGTTTCCAACAGATCCTTCAGCTTCATAAGCTGGAAGACCTGCGTCTGTCAATACTCCTGCTTCGTAAGTAAACAAAGCAGCTGCTCCAACAATAATGTTGGTGCTTGTACCTCTTGTATATGCCATTTATTTCACCTCTTCTTTTTATAGATAATAGGCGTGTTTCCTCAAGCTTAAGTATATCAGCTTATTTAAATAATCTGTTTTACTGGTAAAATTCTTTCTGGAACCCAGTCTGAATTAGTCATGCTTGGCATCTGGTGGTAGTCATATTCAATAATAATCTTGTTACCGCCATAGGTTCTAGCAGTTCCGAAGTCAATTATGTCTCTAGACTCTTCTAGCTGATACACCTTAAAATCGTGAAAATAGAACATGTTATCTACAAGCAATTCTGGGTCAGTTGGATTACCACTACTGTCAAATCTGCCCAAATTTATCTGCCTATTTGCTGACCAGTTATTTACTTCTTGAGCTGTTTCATCGCCACGGTCCATTAGTCTCAAAACCTGCTCTTGAATCTGAACCATCTTTTCAATAGGGTTTTCTCCGTTTGCGTAGAAGTAGTACATAATCTGCTCACACTTAATGTGTGGAAAACTCTTCTTGTTCATTTTAATTAGTCTGTCCCAGGTAGCCATTGTTCCACCAGTAGGAAAATAAGAAGTTAAGTCATTAATTGTAGAAGGCAGAGTTGGAAAAAATGGAGTATCTAAGCTAGTACTATCTAGAATCTTGCTTTGAAGATACTTGTTTATCCATAACACTGGAGTATTTAGTAATGAGTCATTAGCCAACCTTAGCCACCCCCGCATTTGCTACCCAGCGATATCCAGTAGACACTCCGCCTGCCTTGCCAGTTCTTTTTCCTTTTGACAAATTCTTTTTATATACTGTAGGGTTTTCCAGATAAGCTGCCATACCGCTGGCCCTCAAGAAAGCTTGAGTAAAGTATTTATTGAAGAAGTTATCAAAAACTTCTTGAAACTTTCCTTCAGTATTTCCTCCAGGATTTTGAACATACACTGGTCCTTTTGTAAAGACTTCTTCTCCATTATCCATATACCTTAATACCTGAGCATTTACTGGAACTATGGTAACAGGAATACCCTCTTCCATAATTCGTGCCTTGTCATAAAACGGTGTGTTTGACCCATTTTGAATGGTTGTAGACTGTCTAAAAGAAGAGTTAAAAGAGAGCCCCAGATTGCTTACGGAATATCCTATGTCATAAAGTCTTGCGGTCGGACTACCGATCCTATTCCACTCATAAACGTGATGAAGTATTGATGGGTTTACCTTTGCGTTAGAGTCTATATAGCTTTTTAAAATTTCTATTGTTTGAACTCCTAGAGAGTGCATAAGCTGTTGCTTGCCCATCTGTATACCATCTAGGAATCCAGCTGAATAGTCCATCATGTTTTTCATGTCTCTGCCAAACTGTCTTCCATCAAACTTAATCCTCATAGGTCTGCCGCCTGATTCTCTGATCTACGAACAACAACCTTGTAATACTCTACTGATCCAAATGGCCCCATAAAAGGCTCAACAGTTGCTACCTCAAATAGGGTAGACCTTCCAGCTCTTGGGCCTGCTGTTTCTAAAAAAACCTCATTAAGATTTCTGTCTTTTATGTTAGTCACAATAATGTTTGTAATTGAATTTTGAGCATTTTCATTTGAAAACCGAATGTCTGTTTTTACTCTGCCTAGCATTATGCTATCCTGTGTAATGTTTGCGTTAGGCTTTATGTCTTCTTTCCAAGCTGTTCCTGCTGAATTAAAATTACAGGCAATTGTTCTATCGTGAATCCAAGTTTTTTGAACATTTCCATATGCTCCTTGGTCAACAATTGGGTAGTATACGTCTGCAAGCATTGGAAAAATAATTGACGTATTTTCGCAGGTAGCCATTATAAGACTCCAAGTCTAGTAATAGACTTAGCATACTTTGAAAGTATCTTGTCTACTATGATGTTTCCTGTTCCCTCGAATACCCTGCTATCAAACTGTAGTCTAAACTGGTCTGTGTTATAGGCAGAAATATATCTTTGGTAGTAGTCATTTCTGCCACACTTAATATCGTCAATAAGCAGAGTTGCTGCTCTAACGACGTCTGAGGGCACTGTAGGGTATCCCACCTCTAAAACAAACTTGTAGTCGTATCCATTAGGAAAGCCCCGCAGAGGCGGCAGAACGGTGTCTACAAGGTCTGAGGCTGCTGCTGGCAAAATTAATAGAGCCTGCTCATTACGATTAACTCCGTCAAGAACTGTTTCTGTTATTGCAGTTTTATCTCTAGTTATTTCATAAGTACGATCTTCAACTAAAACATTATTTTCATAGACGGATAAAATTCTTTTTGCTTCCCACCACAAGGGGATGTAGTCTGCCCCGAGACCAACAACTTCCAGGGTTCTTTTTTTGTAGTAAAATCCTTCTGGAATAACAGAGTCAAGAATTGCTCTTGCAATTTCTTCATACTTAGTATATTCCGCAATTTCTGAGGCGGTTGTGCCCAAGGTATCTGGATTGACATATGGTCTACGTATCTCATATGTTTCATCGTGAATGACATCACCAGATGCATCTGTAATTACAACACGATAGTCTGTATCATATTTACCAGATAGACCTATTGTCCAAACATAGTTTGCATTGTCTGTTACGGTTTTTGTTGTAAAAGAAAGGTCCGCTAGATCAGTAATCGTTGCCACAAAAGCCTCATTTAAAACATAAGCAGCTGGAATTGTAAATGTAATATTTACGTCTTGATATGGCAGAACCCTTAAAATTTCCATTAAATTCCGTACTCTCCAGCAACTTCTTCTGGAGTTGCAATTCTAATGTGGTCACGTTCTGCCCATTTTTCTGCGGCTTGCTTAGTGACAATATTATACCCCTTAGAAACCTGACCAACTCCAGACCAAGTAACATTTTTTGTAGAGTATACGGCTACGCTTTCTTTTTCAATAACTGGCTCTTGCTTGGCAGTTTCTTTTCTATCCGCACTACCAGAACCAATAACATTATCGTCGTTTGATACAACTGATGGGTTAGGGCTTGTGGCCAGCTTGTCAAAGGAAATTACGTTATTGATTTCTGACTCTTTAGACTCTTCAATATGTTTATTTTTAAGCTCTTCTACTGCTTCTTTGTATTTTTCAACAAGTGGGTGTGGAATTAGTGATTCGCCATCTTGTAGTTGGGCAGGAGCTACATCTATATTTTTTTCTGACACTTAAGTCTCCTTCTTTATCTTTTAATTATAACAGATATTAAAAAAGGGAGCAGGAGATTTTACTCACCTGCCCCCTTTAATAGGTTGCGTTAGACTTTAGGAATCGCTAGAGTTTGAGTCAGCGAACGCAATTGCGTCCTCTTCCTCCCACTGAATACCAAAACGTACGAATACGGTGTATTCAATAGTGTCCTTCTTAGGAACATACTGGCGGTTCACTGTGATGTCTCTCTGGAAACCCCATACACGGTTCTGTGGGAATGTAAGGTCTACATATCCTGCAGGGTAGTAAGGAACTTCCTGAACATCAATGCCTAGAACACGAGTAGTGCGAGCACCACCGAATGTCTGGCCCTGGCCGTCAAGGTAAGCCTGGGTATTAGCCTGGGTATTACCGTTCTGACCTAGTGCCTCAGCAATTGCATCTGATAGGGTACCGTTGTTCTTAACAATTCCCTGGAATGCGTCTGTACCAGCATAGAACTTAAGATTGCTCTTAAGTGCACGGTACTTCCTTGGCAATGCAAGAATAATCTTCTGCATTACGTCTGGTGTCCATGCGTTGTCCGCAACTGTTACAACTGCTTCGTGTGCGTCTCCAGTAGTAGCCTTGTTAACAAATCCGTCCATGATGGATAGGAATGCGTCTGAGCCAGTGCCAGTACCGTTGATAGCTAGATCTTCGATGTCATTTGCAAATGCATTTGTCATCAAGCGAACTAGGTGATCTTCGAGAGCACCTCCTTCAACGTTGTCTTCTAGTGCTTCAGCTGAAACTTCCCAGTCCAGACGAATTTTCTTGGTAGAAAGTTCGACCTTTGAGAATGTTGCACCTGTGTTTGTGTATACGGCATCAGCCTGAGCTGCTGCACGAATTACACGTTCGCCTACGTTAACTTTTTCAAGTTCCATAGAGTTGGCTCGCATAGTTACACGACGACCATCTTTGGCGAGAATAGTAGCGTCCCATACGTAGTCAATAAAACGACGTGCCTGTTCAGGGCGTAGGATACCACTTGCCGCATCACCCGAAGGATTTACGGCATTTGGACCACTTGTTACTCCTAGTGTTGCTGTTGGGATGTTGCCCAGTGTGTCTGCACCTGGGTCAGTTACACCACCAATTCCTCCAGACGCAAATGCTCCTTGGCCATTGACCTCGTTAGCACCAGTACCTGGATAGTTTTTAATAATCTCTTCCGACATAATTGTCACCTCCTGTGATATTTTTTTATTTGAATAGATCGGCAGTTTTGAGGAAACGTCCGCCCCATAGGGATTTCTGAACCAGTTGCGGTTCAGATTCCTGAACGATCTCGCCTAGATCGCCAGACTTGCGGAAAGCGGTATCTGCCTCTACAGCGTCTACCCTCTTTCCAAACTCGTTAAACTGTCCCTTGGCTTCTGTTACCTCATTTTTTACAGAGTCAATTGACTTGCTTAGTGCAGATACCTGCTCGTGTAGAGCTTTTACGGTATTTGCTAGATCGCTAAAGGCTGATGTTAGAGTACTCTGGATTTCGGTAACTGCATTTACAATTACTTCTTCCGACTTAGATACCCCTTCTTCCTCGGCTACAGCTTCAGACTTCATTTCGTCTTCGTCCATGTCATCAGACTTAATTTCTTCCTCGTCCATTGATTTCTCTTTGGATTTGGCTTCGTCAGTGTGCATAGACTTTTCTACTGCATCTTCGGTTGTGGCATCTGCCTCTGGAGCGACCTGTGATTCTTCTACTACATCGTCAGACTTTTCGACGATGTCTTCAGTGATTGTTGTTTCACTCATAGGACTTACCTCCTTCTTAATCTCAGTTTTAATGCCTTTAGCACTATCAACTAAGAACTTTATCATATCTGTTTTTTCGTTATCGTTTTTCTCAACGAAACCTATATTTTGCATTGGAGTTCCACTTGTAGGACTCTGCTCAGCGTCATTTTCTGACAACATGACTATGCCAGATTCTGCATCCCAGAATACGTTTTCAATTGGGGTGTCTAAGCTTTCGCCTTTGATCATATCTACTCCGTCAACTTTTTCGACAGATAAAACATTTGCAAACTGATTTGCAGGATTATCTACCAGAGACAATTCTACCAGATCATAGTCTTTAATAATTCTAATTTTTGCGTCCATCTTTTCGTCATATCCATCGTCCCACTTGTTCATCTTTCCACCAATAGAAAAGCCAGAAAGAGTCCCATCTAGGACCTTTTCCCAAGTGTCTTGAGCACCCTTGGAGATGTATGTAGAAACGTAAACTCCAGAATAGAACTTCTTGGACTCTGGGTCAAAGTACTTATCTTCTTTAAAAGAAATCATTTTTCCAACTGCTGTTGGCTGGTGCATCTCTCTAATGTTACCCCGAAATTTAGAAAAGGCCTTAACGCTTGCATCTGTTGTGACTATGTCGGCTTGCTTGTCGATATTATCGAGTGTGGCAAAGCCAGAGACAATACGTCTCTCTACGTCCACTTTACTGAACGGCATTGATAGGCGAACGTTGTCACCCTCAGTGGCCCAATGGGCTTTCTGCATAGTCATGTTAATTCAATTATAAAGGCCTTTTATAAAAAAGTGTTAAAAAAACACTATTCTGAAGACCTTCCCTCTCCAGCTGGATTTCTTCCAGATACTGTTGCCGTGTTATCTGAAGAATTGTTCGCTCTCTCAGAATCTCTCTGTCTGTTTTGAGCAGTGTTTGCTCTTGCGTCTGTAGCCTGTCTTGTAGACATCTCGAATGGCTCATCGCCGTCTGGTCTTTGAGGCAAGCCAAGTTTTTCACGGGCTTCGTTAGGAACCATAATCTGAGTCTTAACGTATCTTTCAAGAATCTGCGATTGAGCAATCTCATCTGTCAAAGTTAACTCATTAAACTTAAAATCTAGGATATCTGTCTTTTCCTTAATTACCTTATTGATAATCTTTTCCAAATTTGCCTGAGCTGGTCTTGCAACCTGCTCTTTAAATGTACGGTCTTGGGCCAAAGCTGCAGCAATGTTTGAGGCATCGCCACCACCAATCTTTGATAGTGGAACTTGGTGAGCAACTAGAATATCGTCCCTGTTTCTAAGTCTGTAATCATTAAAAGAAGCCTCTTGCACTCCAGCCTCAATTGGCTCCATCTTAAACTCTACCTTGTTTGTGTCTGTATCTGCTGGTAGAGGAATGTATAGAGTTCTGTGAGACTGTCCCTTTAGACTGGTCTGAAGGAATCTAAACATCTTGTCTTCTGCGTCAGAAGATAGCTTTGCTCCCTTTAGAGTTACGATATACCTGGGAACACCCTTGTTTCCAAAGTAATCAATATTGTATTGAGAAGCTAGCTGATCACCGTGCAAAGCAGAGATTGCAGACATAATATCTGGAACTCCATAAAAAGTGTTTAGTGGAGAGTATTCTTTATAGTGAATAATCTCATTTGGTCTTGGGTCTGCAGTAATTGGATTCTGATTCTTTGCCCCGAAGTTTTTGAAGTAAACAACTTTCTGACCAATAATTTGAACATATCCGTCACGTAGTCTTCGAACTCTCATAGTTGTAGATGGGATGTGGCCAAGGTAGCCAATCTCTCCAGTAACAGTTCTTCCGACCTCAAGATATCCGTTTCCAGTTGCCTGAACGTCTGTATAAAACTTCATCATTGTATTTGAAAAAGAGTCATCGCTATTTAAGGTCTCAAGCCACTCACGCATTTCAACCTTTGCTCTTTCAATACGTTTTCTGGCCTTATCTGTTGCAGTCTCGCTAGTAGAGGCCTCAAGCTGCATCATAGTTCTTTTTGAAACGTGGAAATCGTAGCCTAGACCAACAATGTTTTCAACCTTTGCATCAATAGCTGCATGGTTGGCAAACGAAGTGTCATAGTAGTTGGCTAGTTCATAAAGGTTCCATGGTGGAGTAATTACGTCAAACATTCCATACCCATTGTGGAATACTGATCCAGGATTAATCTCTTTAGATCCAGCTCCGTTTTGTCCAGTGCTTGTGGCCAATGCACTGTCTTGATATCCCTGCCTCATTGTGTCTACTCCAGTAAAAGCAAGGCTGTCATAGGCTTTTACGATGCGGTCAGAGCGTCTTTTAAAATTCTTTTCTAGCCCAGAAAGGCCTTTTAGGTCATCCCATTTTTTGCCAAATGGATCTTGTTTCTTGAATAAATCTTCTTCTTGCTCTTCTTCTGGCGTAAACGCCTGAATTGGATACTGGTATTCTTCTGACATTATCCTTCATCTCCATAAAGTTCAAGTGTTTTCTTAGCAGCCATAACAGCACCAATGTCATTCATTGATGGGATTAGGCCTTGCTTCATTCGGTCTATTTGCTCGCTATATTCTTCATCGGTAATTCTTGCTGTTCCTGGGAAAAACACGTGGGATCCATTTGGTTCTCCGTAGTAAGCAGCTGCTTGCTTTAGCTTAGCAATCTGCCCTTCGTCGCCCCTGTTTGCTGGAACGTTCAGGATATTGCCATCTCCATCGGTAAACCACTTGCCGTTAGCCTTTTTCCAAACATATACGCCCCAGGCATATCCCGTTTGATCTACAAGAGTTACTTTAGCTTTACCAATTGCTTCTGCAAATTTGTCTTCCATGACCACTAGTATACCATATTATACAGCGGGAAGGATGTGGCTTTGCCAAGTTACACCCTGATAGGTGTTATACTCATAGCGATTAAATTTTAATGGGGTATCATCGTCAATAATAAACTTGTTTGTTCCAGTATAAACCTTATAAATATCTGATGGGTTTACGCCAGTTAGAGTTGAGGTAGAAATAACCAAAACCCCATTCCAGTTATAATCTTGGTTCCAGAAATCCCAGTCATATCTATCTCCAGAGGTTACGCTGGCAAAGTCTGTTAAGAACCAAGATCTCAGCGTCTGCCTTTGAATTTCTTGCAAACTTGTTGACTGATACTGAGAAATACTGTTTACCAAAACCGAACCAGTTACTCTAAAACCACCAGCAAATGAGTCAAAATTTAGTGTATTCGGGAAAGATATTCCTAACACACCCCAGTCGCTCAGTGTTATAACTGGTTCCCTAACAACCTTACCGTTCCAATAAAAAGCAATTCCGTTTTCAAAGTTACCAGTCTTAGCATTAAGTCCGTAGATTCTGGCCCTAGTTCCAGAGTCATCGTTGGCAACAATAAAGAACTTTATGTAATTGTCCTTGCTTTCTATCTCAAAGATTTGCTCTGGGTCTGATGGAAACCGATCTCTACCATATCTAAGGAAAAGCTGTAGGGCTATAACCCTATAGCTTTGAGCTAAGTTTTGATTAACTGGCATTGAGAATCCACGATTAACCAATGCACTATAGTCTCCAACCTTTTCTAACCCGCTGTTTTTTGTCAGGTATAGGTAGGGTGTGCTTCCCTTATAAATTCTGTATGGATTCTTGCTCTTGTAGTCAAAGTACGATCCGTACTTAAGATAAGGAAATACAGGAGTTCCAAACCTAGTTCCCACAGGGTTTGAGGTTTTTTCGTTAAAAGCCTGAGAAGCATACTGTAGCTTTTTAACTACAAGGGGATTAGTGATAATTCCTGGAACCGTCCACTCCAAATGGGTAACAATAGAAACATCAGACAGGCGAATGCCCCTTGGAGGATAGATTATGGTTCCATCTACAACTTCGTATTTTGTTGTGATCCACTCTGCCCCTGGAGAAACGACGTTATTTTTTGGGGCTGCAATGGTTGTAAAGTATGAGTTTTTTGCAGATGAGTTGTTTTTTAAATACTGAAAAGAAACATAAGACTTTAGTAGATTGTTTGAGGTATTGTAAGTGTTACCAGTAAAGTTTTCTAAGGCTGGGTAGTCGACGTTAAACTGAATAAAATCTAGGTCGTAGTATTTTTTATTAAATGAGTCTGAAACATACTGTGCAAAATAGGTTAGGGTTTGATAATCTTCCCAGTATCCATCTATAGCGATATCCAGAGAAATTGAGCTAAAGTTTATTTTTGGAATAAGCGTATAACTGGCTGTAAAGTTTGATATTGTTGCAAAGCTAATCCCAGCAATAGACTCAAAGGAATCCACTTCTCCACCAAAAAGAGTTTCATCATATACTGGGTCATTTTCAAAATTAGTATCTCCTGCATCAAAAACAAGATCTAACGAATGATCATCAAAGTAGTTTTCTGGATTAAAGTAGGTTAGAAGGCCCTTTTCGTCAAACAGGTTTGATATTTTTTCAAGGTTTCTTGAACTGCAGAACCCCACCTTATAGATTTTTCCCAAAAAGGTTTTAGTAAAGTCAGTGTCTCCACCTATAAACAGCGAAAGCTTGCTTCTATTTCCAAAAAATGAAGAAGCTTGGTCTCCGAAGTATTCTGACAATTTTTCGGTTTCAATACCTACACAGAATGGACTTAACGGAAGGAACATTTCTTGAGAATACAGGGTTGTTGATTCTGTTCCGAAATTAAGCTTGTAAACTAGGTTATTGTTTTCTATATATATCTCTAAGTTATTTGAGTTAGTTTTATCTTGTATCTTTAATAGTATTTGTTTGGCTGTTCCAGTTCCTACTTTTTGGAATACCCCGAAAATACCTTTAAGGTCTTGCTGAAGAATGTTCATGTTTTCAAATAGTAAATGAGCATCTTTTCCAGTAAAGCTAATAAAGGGAGTTACGGGGACAGTGTTTTCATCGTAAAGATCTTCGTACCACTGCTGGGTTGTAAAGGTATTTTTAAACTTTATCTCTGGTAACTTATAGTCTGGCACAGATAGGGCGTCATCCAATATTGTTAAGTTTTCAACCTGTCCTTGGCTCCAGCGACCAATGTCTGGATAACTATAGTTACTTGTATAATCAGCAAAAGAATAGTCTACAAGAACAGACGTTCCCCCGTAGGCAGTATTTGCATTCTCTGGGAATTCTGTTGCTTGACCATAAGCAAACCTTCTTTTTGCAACTACCGCTGGAACTAGATATGAGTAAATGGCTACACAGTCAATATCTAAAAAAGGCACACTAGCAGAAGCATAAAATCCTAGCCAGTCATTATCTTTTTCTATGCCACCTACAAGTTTTGTTTTTGGTGGTAGCGTTAAGTCTTTTGTAGAGTAAGAAATAGATATTACCTCTTCTCCGTTTATCAACATTGTTGCCGTGTTCTCGGAAACTTTTAGATCTATCAGCATTGGCCTATACCACTCTGTAATTGGATGGGCTCCAACTGAGTCTCCAATTTTTATTTTAATGAAGGGACCGTCTACATAGATTCCATCGTTAGAATCAATTGGTCCAAAAATTCTAGTTGCCGTAACAGCCTTAGAGTCAATTCGCATCCACATCTCTGCTGTATAATCTCTATACTTTCCAGATTCATTTAGAAATCCTTGACCAGGGAGAATTACCGATGGGTCAGTTCCATTTGGAAGAATTCTAGTAACATTTGATGATCCGTAAACAATTGGTATTGATGAGTTCTTTGCTGTTAAAGATCCGTTATTTATAAAGTAATATCCGTCTAAATCTTGCAATCCATAAGACTTAGCTGTAATTGCCTTATAGCTAAATGGAACATTTGTAGGAAGGGTATCTCCAAATAGTCCAGATGACGATGACAAAAATTCTTCTGACCATTGTCCAAAAGTAATTCCGTTAATGTCAAAAAGCATAGTTGTTCCAGCTGGTGGAACAATGGAATTAATCCTTATAACGATTTTTATTCCAGATACCGTTTGAGGTATTTTAAAAGTTTCAGATATTAAAATCCACCTATCGCTAACCTGAGAGTCGAAGGATCTTAAAACTGGGTTTGCTAGTCCGTCATAGGTGTATCCAATTTCGTAGGATGTAACATATGGCTCATTTGCAAAAATATATGCACTAATTGCAAATGTTTCCTGAAAGCTATTCATTAGTAGTGGGCTTACAATTTCTGGGCTAGTTAAGACAATTTGATTTGTTAGGCCTGTAGTGTTTGGGGTTAGGGTTGTAGTAAAGGTGTCTGGCATTGGCTCATTCAATATACCCAAATTTTGTGCCTTTGTTCCTCCAGTAATTGTCCAATTAAAAACATTGCTCTTGGAGTTTGCTGGCACCCCAACTTCTGGTATCAAAGAGAGGTAGTCGGCCTGATCATCTAACGCCCACATCGCAATCGGGTGTTCGCTAAAAATTTTTTCTGCATACAGATTAGATGGGTTTGCCATAGGTCTATTTTAACACATTAAGTAGTTAAAGTTATAGGTTATTTTTAAACATTAACCATTAGCTTTCCACTGGAGGGGAGAAGCTTTCTCCATCCCATGCCCACCAATAAGAGACATTTTCTGAAAAACTGGTTATATCCATTGCAGTTACTTCACCTGTACTAAATGCGGCCGCAAAAGCATCCTTAAGCAGCGAAAGACTATCCGTTAAGTCTAATATCATAAAAACAACATTTTCCTTGTCAATAAAAGCGTACCTTTTTTGATTTGAATTAGCTTCAAGAATAATGCTATCTTCTGGGAGATGGGAGTTATCAAAGCTCTCGCCATTCCAAATTGATCCAATTGCTATATTTGGGATGCCGCTTATGTCTAGCCCTGTTGGCTCATTTAAAAAGCCATTTGACCATCTTAAAAAAACCTTATCTTCATAATTGCCTGCTATTGGCATAATGTGAAAAATTTCATTTTCTACTAAAAAAGCATATCTTTTCTTTTCCATATTAATCATTATACCCTAATCTATCTATAAGTTTTATAATTACATTGCACACGTGCCAGCTAGACACCTGAATGGTGAGACGCACGGAGGGCTACAAGAGGCAAACCTAGGTGGGAAGAACGGTGGGAAGAACGGTGGGAAGAACGGGAACCTAGGTGGGAAAAACGGTGGGAAGAACGGTGGGAAGAACGGTGGGAAGAACGGTGGGAAGAACGGTGGGAAGAACGGTGGGAAGAATGGCGGGGTAGTTATAACTGTATCGGAATACGCAGACCATTCACTCAGTCCAACAGCGTTTTGTGCACGAACACGATAGGCTTGTGAGGTTGACCCTTCTTGATTGACTGTAACCGATGTACCAGCCGTGCTCCCACTTTTCGAGTCTGTACTTTCCCAATAGTAAAGCGTTATGGGGCTTCCTCCATTATGTGGGGCTATCCAACTAACGATATCTTGGTTAACTTGCAAAGTTACAGTTGGTGCAGCTGGTGGTCGTGGTACAAAAGGACCGATAGCTCCAACAGATGCACCCAAAGCACCAGTCATTAGGTTAATCCATTACCAGAAGCTATCCACGTAGTTGCTTCTACTTTTATAAGTGTTGCCATTCCGTAAGCAGCTAAAGATCTTGTGCCAGTTGCACTTCCACCAGCAAGTCGAAGAGTGTCCCCCGTAATGGCTATTAAACTGGTCACGTTTGCATTTATAACGAGAATGGTTGTTCCAATTTCAAATGGTACTGAAGAGTTAGATGGTATTGTAATGATTTGGCTTGCACCAGTAACATAAATATGCTCTCCAGCGTGTGTTTTGCTAAGTGTCAAGTTTCCCGTGTTTAATATTACTTGTGGCAAACCAATATACCCCAAATTTTTTGCAGTATTAGCATTTACGTCTGGCTCAGATGGTGCTCCGATAATTGTTCCAGTAAATGTTGGACTACCTATAACAGAAACTTCGTTTCCAGAAACAGAAATATTGGTTCCAGCTGTGATTGTTCCTGCTCCAGAAAATTGAAAAACTTCAATATTGTTAGTGCCCACTACAAAAGTTGCAGGGTCATCAACTACCTGAATCCATCCAGTACCAGCGTTAGTTCCATCCTGAACAAAGATATAGGCTCCTGGAATTTCATCAGCCTCATCACAGTAACCACATCTAGTTAAAACATATGGGGTAGACACTGACCCCATATCTGAAACAAAGTATCTTCCATTCTCGGCCTTGTTGGTTTGATTTTTTACAAGAATACCCTTACCTACTGCCCATCCAGTTGCTCCTGCTGCTTCAGCTGGAAAAACTCCATTTGCATTATAAGTAAGAGTTGCTCCAACTCCATTGGTTCCGTTGTTATACGTTGCATTAATGTTTGCTGTGGTAGCTCCTAAAACCTGTGGCTTTGAAACAATTCCAGCTGCAATACCATCTACGTAAATCTTAGTTGCTGCATGAAGGTTAGATGTCGGTGGACCTGAAAGGGTTAGTGGGCCAGTCATTGTTCCACCAGAAAGATTTAGCTTTGATGAAATATCACCTGTGGGACCCACTAAGGATAGTAGCCAAGCAGACTCCGTCCCCACAAAACCATTTGATACAGCAATTTCGTATGCAGATTTTCCATCTATGGAGGGTAGCGAGTTCCAGGGGGTGCTTCCATTACCGATCTTGACCACGTTAGTGTCGTAAGCAAATCCCATCTCCCCCACGCCAAGAATAGTATTTGCGGTTGCCCATTGGGTGGCGGTACCACGTCTTTGAAGCATTCTATATAGGGACATATCTCTATTTTACCATATGATTATTCTATTTATCAGTTTTAGCTATGATACAATTAATTAAGGAGGCTTTTGTGTCAGTTCAGATTATAGACAATTTTATTTCAGATAATGAGGCTAAGGCTATTGTTGATGCCCTATCCCCGCACCTAGTGGCTAGTGAAAGATTTGGCCTGTCAGAAACCCGCTTTGAGGACTATATGAAAGTTCTTAAGCATATATACGATGGAGAGTCTATCTTTGAAGGGCAAGACAATGCTGAGGCAGGTCTTTTATTTACACAAATAGTTAATGGTGTTGCCAAAAAGATTAATGATTTTTATGGGGTAGACGTCGTAGCCATAAACCCTCAGCTTGCAGAAATTTCTAAGGGTGGCAAAAATGACGGACTACATTGTGACTCTGTCCAGCTAGACGGAACCCCTTGGGATGATGGAAACACGATGCTAGAAGATCTTGAGTTTTCAGCCTTAGTTTATTTAAATACTTCTGGAATAGACTATACTGGTGGAACCATTTATTTCCCAAATCAAGACATTAACCTTATGCCCAAAACTGGACAAATGATATTTTTTAAAGGAGACATTGACCACCCTCACGGAGTTTCTGAAGTAACTTCTGGTAAAAGGTATGCCCTGGTGTTGTTCTATGGTCGCTCTGACCGTGTTAAGGTTTATTTACAGTATAAAGCTGGGGAAGCTATGGGCCTATAGCCCCCGCCCGCCTTATTTACAAAAACCTCTAATCATGCTATAATTTTTAAGCAACATTTTTAGAGAATAGGATATTATAATGGAAAAAAATCAAGTAGTAGAAAAAATGGTTTCGATTGCAGAAGAATTTAACATGTTAGCAATCAATGGATCTGGATTGCCAGAAGACCAGGCCAAGCAAATGATTGATCAAGTTAGACCGCAGCTTTATGCAATTCAGGGCGAGATCTACGATGTCCTTGTACAAGATGGTATAATTAAATAGCAAACAGAAAGATTATCCATGAAAGAGATTTGGTCTAAGGCTAAAGAGAATCGGGATATTCTTCACTTTAAGGGTTTTCAGACTCCAGAAATTACTTGGGAAGACACTTTAAAATTTATTTACGACCTTTCAAAAATCCCAGCTAATGAAAGCTTTGCAGAAAGAGCGGAAAAGTCAAGAGGCTCTCAGGTGTTATTCGGTAGCGTTATCTCCAATCTTGGATATTTTTTGTTTGAAGAGAACAATCTCTTTCCAATTTTTAAAGGCGTCACCGAACTGATGGAAAAGGTAAATGGTGGAAATAGCGGAAAAGATTGCAATTACTATGATAAGGATAGGACTTCGGACTCATGTACCTGTGGAGAACAGTGGCACATACAAACCTTAAGATTTTCTATATCTGACCACTTAGTAAACAGTCATCACGACCCGAACAATGTTTTATACTGGCAAGTATTGGGAAACTCTTATTGGGTTATGAATGAAAAAAAAGAATACTGTCTAAAGCCTGGGGACCTTTTATATTTTAACAAAGAAGATGCACATTTGGTATGGCAAGATGGTCCAAGAGCTGGTATCATTATTGATGACATTCGGTCTAAAGAATAGATTTATTTTAAAAGGAGAATGTATCTTGGAATTTAAATACCGTGCTACTTCAGACTCTGTGTTAAAGTTTTTTGAAGAAAGCAATCAGACATTATTTTTTGATATAGCCTTGTTTAATGCCGTTTTAACGATAGAGGCCCCTGACGAAGATACCGCTGACAAAATAAGAATGACAGTCTCTGACATCACCATGTGGGAAAAGGTTTAACCTTTATAGCACATCCCAGTGTAAAAAGTCTCTAAATTCTCCATGACTAATAACTTTAGGATCTACCCACCAGTCTTCGTAGACAGATCTACGTACTAAAGAGTATCCAAAAGAATCTAAAATTTCTCTTTGTGTATCCCTAATAGCCGAATTTCTCCAATACATGTTTGCATCGTGCTCAAACGTAATTACTGTAAACCTGTAAGTGTTTAGTGGAACTGCCAAAAGCCCCTGTAGTGTCCAGTATGGACTGCCCACTGGTCTACCAGCATCGTCGTAGCCCCCATCAATATCTACCTGAAGAAAATCTATCTGCTTTGGAAAATTATTTTCTTCAAAATGCTTAACGTAATTAAAAGATAAAGCGTCCCCCATACATGGATTTTTTCTATTTAAATTAAACTCTTTTCTCATTGAGTCAACTATTTCAAAAGATACGCCAGTCCAGTCGTAGTCTTTTTCTAAAAGATAGGTGTTGTTCCCATTACTATAGTGTGCAGCTCCAAGCTCCACGTAATACCCGTTTCTTTTTTCCTTTAAAATGTCAATAATAAAGCTTTCTTCGTTAGTCATTTCATGTGTCATTTAAATATCTCTTTTCTTAGTATAGTTGGTTCTTTTTCTGTACCACGTACAAAAACAGTTGAAAAATACCTTATGTCATCGCTTAAGACTGGGGTAGATCCATGCAAGATATGGCCACCGTGGATATAGAGAGAGTTTTTCTTTGGCTTAACGGTTATTCCTAAATCTGGATACTCTAACTGCCCCCCATCATAATTATCATTATAATATAGGCATAATCCATATCCAATGTAGTAGTCTAAGTCTGGGATCCATTGATCGGTATGCGGATGTATAAAATCATCCTTTTTATATCTTTGTAAAATCATTTTTGGTGGATAGTAGTGGTAGGACTCAAACAAATTCTTCATCTTATTATTTATTTTATCAAAAACGGTTTCTGTTTTAAACTCTAAATTTTTTCCATACCAGAATCCTTTATCTCCACTTGCTTCTTCAGAGAACCAGGCTTTTTCTTCTGTTTTATTGATTATCTCATGAACCTCTTCAAGCTCTTCGTCTGTTAAAAAATTATTAATCTCATAAACATCGTCGTATAGCTTTATAATATCCATCTTTATCACATAAACTTACTATTAAAAATATTGCTAACCTCTAGATGATTAACGTTAAAATGTTTAGGCAAAGAGCCAATCCAGCGAATAACCTCTGCCATATCTTCTGCCGTTAATGAATATGGCTTGCTCTCTTCTTGAGTATCGATGGTTCCTGGGCAAATTTCTGTAATCTTAATTCCGTATTCTGGAAATTCCATTCTCATGGTATCTACCAGGGCCATTTCGCCCCTCTTAGCATTGCTATAGTTTCCCCCACCCCGAAAAGGAATTTTTCCAGATAAGGAGGTCACAAAGATTATAGTGGGTGATTCCGATCTTTTAAGAGCTGGCACAAAAAGCTGGGATAGGTACATTGGACCAGAAACATTTATCTCATAAGCGGTCTTAAAGTTATCCATTGTTTCATTAATGATGCTTGTCGGACTAGCCCCACCACCCGCATTGTTAACAAGAAGGTCTATGGCCAAGTCGCCGTATTTTTCAAAGAATAGCTCAATTTCTTTTGGCTGGGTAATATCTAGCTTGTATGTTTCAACAGCATCAGACTCTAGTTTTGAAACTCTAGATAGGTCTCTTGAAACAGCAATAACCTTGTATCCATTTTCAGATAGCAGCTTTACTGTGGCATAGCCTACACCCTTGCTTGCTCCAGTAACTATGGCAGTTTTCATAGATCCAACATCTCGATTTCTTTTTTGTAGTATTCTTCAAATTCCATCCAGAATGGAATATTATTAATACTTTGTACGTTAGTGCTATCTCTATTAAACTTAAGCCTTTGGTCTTCTAGCTGCCGCCAAATATCCTCACCGTACTTCTCCTGAAGTTTTAACCAAAGGGGGTGTCCAGGATATTCATATCTCCAGTAATTTCTAATTATATATTTTTCTCCACTAGTTACTGCCTTCACTCCATGGTAATGTGGTGGACCAGATGGAAACACGAGAATGTCTCCAGCAGATGGCTTATACGAATAATCTTTTTTTATAATCCATGGGTCATTTTCGTCAAGGAATCGGAACATAATCTCTCCGCCATCATAGTCTTCGTTTAGATAGAAAACTGCAGTAATTCCAAACTTTAATCCAGGATTGTAGGCAAACTCTCTTTGATAGTCTGTATGGTGCATCATCGCATAATCTTTGTGATGCTCTGGGTTTGTAATATACTTTGCAATATTCCAACCATCTTCAACCCAGTTATCTAGCGAAACATTATTGCTTTCCTTGTATAGCTTAGTTGCGTGGTAAAACAAATCTTCTATCTGAGCCTCAAAATACTGTGGCTCTCCAGGGGCAGTTTCTTTATAGTTTTTAGCTTTTCTCCACTCTTCGAGAGTCGGAAATTCTTTAAATATTCCTGAATCTAGGTTTGGACCGTCCGCTACTTTTCCAAAAGTATACCAGTCTTTCCACTCTTTATTTTCATTAAAGTAATTTACAAAATCTTTAGGATTTTCTATAGCACCCTTAAAGACCCAAACCAAATCATCTATTTTTTCAACATTAAAATTATACACTGCAGCCTTTTTTCATATCCATGTCATTGTGAATCCAGTGACTAGGAATCATATACTTAACTCCAGATTTTACTGTGTGTGCAATGTGGTAGTATGGAGCTGAAGATGGAAAAATAATTACACTTCCAGCACTTGGTTTTACCCCAAAATCTATTTGATTCTTTTGTACCGCAACGTCGTAATCTAGGTCTGGGCTATCTACTTGATTATGATCCTCATAATCTGATAGCTTAAATGAAATCTCTCCACCCTCGGGGACTTCGTTTAAGTACATAACCAAAGAATACCTAAGAGTTTTATCTCCGTCTAGCTGATCGTAATGTGCACCCATTGCTGCCCCAGTATCATACTTTTTAATATTAAAAACTGGAAACAGTCGTGGCTCATCTGCATCTCCTACTGACTTCGCATAGTCCTTGCATACCTCATATAATGCTTTCATAATGTTGAGGTAAACATATTCCATTTTGCTTCTGTATGGCTCAGCCATTTGATTAATCTGATTTAGGTCAAAAGTCTGGGTTTCTCCATAGATAAAGTCTTTGTCGTCTGAAGCAGTCCACTTGCCCCACAGCCCACCGCCATCTAAAATATTCATTTCAGTAAGTTCAGAGATTGTGTCCATAACTTGCTGAAAATTTTCAATTGCATCTTCATAGTAGTAAACCTTGTCATGCAGCATATTTTTTTTCATGTTAATACTTATTCCTCTCATTAAATACTTTCTTTAGCTTTTCAATCATTTGAGTCGCCACCTATCTTATACGGATTGCCATCTAGATCTAGCTTATATCCATCTTTGAGCAAATCTTGCCATTCTTTTTTCTCTAATTCTTGAGACTCTCTAATTTTTTTCATTTCTTCTGCCCATGCATCTCTGACTTCTTGAGGATAAGCATCTTCTTCACGGTCATCCCAGAATGATCCTATGGTATACCTAACTCCAGACTCTATTAAGGTTACTTCGTGCATGTTGTTAAATCCACCATTAAATGCCGCCAACATTCCGACTTTTGGAGATATTTCTAAATCCTGTTTTGGAAACTTTAAGGTTCCTCCAGAAAAATCATCATTTAAATAAAGAAATGCCGCATATCGACTTCTTGCAAACGGTCCAGTATTTCCGTGTTCATCTGTATTGTCTGAATGAACTCTGGCGTAAGCCCCAGGCTCCCACTTCTGAGTATGATAGCCTATCTCCACTATTGTGCTTGGGTCTAGGTCGTGGACTGAGGCTACCGCTTCAACTATTTTGGCTTTGATTTGTACAAAAATGTCTGAGGGCAAGCCAGACTCAACAATTTCAGCGTCTCCCTCTTTTGGAAGGGTGGAAGAGTAGGATTCATAAAAAGAAATAGGCGTCCACGTTAAGGTTGCGTTATCAGCAGCTTTATCTAAAACCTCTATAATCTTTGCAGACTCTTCTGGTGTTAGAAAATTTTCATAAACTACAATATCTTCTGTCAGCCTATTTTTATTTTGTAGGTTTGTCATTTACACCACTCCCATTAAATTATACCACGTCTTGTGGCTTTGTCTTATGAGCTAGGATTGTCCAGAAAAATGGAACTGTATATCGAATGCCAGACTTAATTTCAGTCACACCGTGGATGTAGTTTTTGTCTCCAGGGAAGAAGTATGCTGCACCAGCCTTTGGCTTAAATTGAATACCCTGGTTAGGGAAATACAATTCCCCTCCCTCATAGTCGTCATTAATATAGAACAGTCCAGCTAAATCGTAATATGGAAAATCGTTTGGCGTTCCAGCATCTGGACCTTCGTGCAACTCTTTATCTGCGTGTGGCATTTGAAGCTGCCCAGGCAGCCATCTAACCATTGCTGGGCTGGTCGGATTAGCGTCAACTCCAAAAAAGTTATCCACTTCAATTTTTAGCCTTGCTACCATCTTTTCTATGAGATCTGGAATCTCTGGATCGCCCTTTTGAATTGTTGGATAGGTGGCAACACGATTTGCCCAATAGTCTGCATCGTAAATTACTGTTCCATTTTCATTATGATGAGTTTCTGTGACATCCCAGTTATTATTATTTCTAATAAAATTGTTTAGCCTTGATAGCTCTTCTTCTGTCATAAAATTTTCAAGAGAAACGATATTATCTGCAGACTCTCCAAAAAATCCAGACGGGGTAATTGACACCCTATCTACCCAATGATTATTTCTTAAATCATCCATAAACATATTCTCCTATTCATACTTTCTTTTTTCCCAAACATCTCTTAGATATACCCCGCCATCTGGAACCCTGTATTTATCAGAATTTGCCATATTCTTTTTTACGATAGACAGTCCTGACTCTTTTACATACTCAGATGTCCAGTCTTCTCTTTTAAATGGCATCATTTGCATATAAGGAGTTCCTGCTGGCAAAACGCCAGTCCAGTCTTTAGCAATAAAGAATGGCATAGTTCCTGGCAAGTTTACCTTATCATTATCAATTATACCGCTAGTTGTCAAAAATGGTAGATCATACCTGTCATAAGGCTGTGAATAAAGAACGCTATATCCTTGTGGAACCTCTACAGCCCAGTCTGGAAACCATGCAAAGTGTTTTTCGTGATAGCCTCTTGGGCCTTCAAACTGTGGCATTTTTTCTCTGTCTTGGATAAAATCAGAATACTTTGGATCTAAAACTTTTGCAGAAATCTTATTGCTGCTATCCATAAAAAATTCAATATCGCAAGGAGTTCTATAGACATACCCAGTAGTAAGAACATCATACATCGCTGGACAAGCCTTCCACGTTGGGACTTTTCCTCCATCTGGCCCCACATAGCTTTTTCCATCTGGGTTTTTGTAAAATCTATCTGCTGAAATATACCATTCTGGAAGGCTCTTTGAAGTTGGCTTTGGGGCAGAAGCATCTTCTTCAGAAAGCCACCCCCTATTAGTTACAAATTTAATCTTTGGCATTATCTTTCACTTTCATTAAAATCTTTTTAGCATCGTGATAGCCAGCTGGACAACCCTTATGGTCGATGGCATCTCTATAAAAATGTGTCCACTCTCCACTAGAATTCATAGCTTGTTGAGCCTCTCCTCGCTCAAACATATTATCGACCCACTTTTGTGTCATATATGCTGGCCTATCGTTTCTAATTTCTAGTTCATGGTTTTGAATATCTGACAAAGATATTGGCACGATTGCTGCAATTGGAGTCTTTGCTGGAATTGTTATTTCAACGTTAGGCTCTGTAATCATCCAGGATACTGGAAACTCGTTAGAAAGAACAGATGTACTGATTAGTGTGGTCATACACTGAGCCCCTCGAATAAATTGATTAGGAACTGGCATTGTTAGTAAAGTAAAATTTTCATTTTCTTCGCCAGTAAAAGTTATGTCTGTGTAAAAACTTATGGTTGCATTACCTCGTCTAGGAGTTACATATTTTTCACCAGAAATAATTTTTACATGGTCTGGTGATGAGTCGTTTACACCGTCCCAAATAAACACGATGTCCTCTGGATAAGATATTCCCCAGCCAAGCCTATTTGACAAAGATACTGGAAAACATTGGTATGCATGCTTTTCAAAAGTTATATCCATCCAATCACGATGCATTGGCAACTGGTCTATAACACTAACATCTCCAGAGGTGTATGCAAAAACTTTTTTCATCAATCCCCAGTTTCTTGATAAAATTCTGGCTTGTGATACTTTTCTGAATAATCTAGCATTGTTACGATCGAATGCTTTGTTCCAGACTCAACTGGCAAAGACTTGTGTGGATACATATAGTTTGATGGGAATATGAACAAGTCTCCAGCCCTAGGCTTAACCTTTAACCCTTGGAGCCTAAACTCTAGCTCACCGCCCAAATAATCATCATTTGGATAGGCTACTAAAGAAACTACGCAGTTATAAGAATATCCGTTATCTGAGTGTTCTTGAAAGTGTTGTCCTGGGCCATACTTTACAAAATTCATAGCTTCCCAGTATCGTAATTCACCAATGTTAAACTTTTTTGCGTAGTCTTTTACTGCCGCAACTTTTCTGTCATATAGGTCTTGCCATAGATCCTGTAGGGTTTTTGATGCCTCTGATGTGTCGTGAGCAATATCTGTTTTTTTATACTTAAAGTCGTAGCAGTCTCTATACTCTGGCATTTTCATTCCATATCCCACCATAGCTTCCATGTAGTCATAGTGGTTTGACTTGTCGTCAAGAACCTGCTCTAATCTTTCTACAATGCCCATGTCAATTGGCAAAACATCGTGATATACAAAAATTCCAGGCGAAAGTTCTTCTACCGAAGACCATGTTTTTTCTGGAATATGATAATAATCTTCAAGTCTTTTTTGTACTACGTTGATATCTTCTATTTCTTCAATGTTATTCATTTTTTACCTATCAGTATGTTAGTTTGTTTTGATCTTCTTCTCTATATGGAAAATAGCGAAGTCCTCCACGGTCGTTATAATCTGTCATAACAACAACTGAGTACTTTGTGCCGTTTTTCATTGGCAAAGAAGCGTGTTCATAAACATATGTGGATGGGAAAACAACAATATCTCCCTGCTTTGGCTTAATTGTTAAATCAAACCTTGGAAAATAAAGGTCTCCGCCCTCATAGTCGTCGTTAAGGTATGCAACTGCAGAAACTGTAGTAACATATGCTGGACCGTGGTCAGCATGAATATTAAAATGCTTTCCAGCACCTTCATATTTTACAAAATTAAAAGCTTCATAGAATGAAATGCCAACCCCCCAGTATTTTCCATAATCCTGAACGTTTGGATGAATTGCATCAAAGGTCATTTGATGAATATCATAAAGGGCTGAGTTTTCTTCATTTCTTGGACCATAGCTGTTGCTGCTAATTTTAAAATCAACACAGTCTCTTGCTTCTGACATTGCAGAGTCTGACTCAGTAACCATAGCACTGTGCCAGCTATATGTCTGGCTAGAGCTGTTTGTAAGTTTTGACTCGAGGGTGTCTATAATTTTAATAGAAGTTTCTTTTGATATTCCATTGTTGTAGATATTAATTCCCATTGCTGGGTTTGAAACAGATACCCCGCTCAAAGTTAGTCGGTCTGGCACCCTATTTTTATCAGTTTCTGATCTATCTTTTGTAAACCAGTCGTCTTTATTTTCTTGAGTTTCCATGGCATAATTATAGCACAAAGTCTTTATTATTCAAAATCACTCTTAACAGGCTATTTTTAAAAATCAAAATGTTAAATTACTTTATTGTCTATTTAGACATTTTAGACTGCTCTAACCCTGAATCTAGGTGGGAAGAACGGGAACCTAGGTGGGAAGAACGGTGGGAAGAACGGGAACCTAGGTGGGAAGAACGGTGGGAAGAACGGGAACCTAGGTGGGAAGAACGGTGGGAAGAACGGGAACCTAGGTGGGAAGATTGGTGGGAAGAACGGTGGAAAGAATGGAGGGAAAAACGGGGGGAAGAATGGTGGAAAGAATGGGGGGAAGAATGGTGGTGTTGTGATGATTGTAGGAGAATATGGAGACCACCCTCCAAGCCCATTTGCGTTTTCTGCACGAACACGATAAGCTTGTGAAGTAGAACCTTCTTGAGTAACTGTAACCGAAGTAGATACTGTATTGCCACTTTTAGCATCATCGCTTTCCCAATAATAAAGAGTGATAGCTGTTCCTCCAGTTGCTGGAGCAATCCAACTAACCACATCTTGATTAACTTCTGGAGTTGCAGTTGGAGCAGATGGCGTGGCTGGAACAGTAGTAACTGCTACTGTAGTTGTTGCAGAAGCTGCAGATGTTCCTGCTGCGTTTGTTGCTGTTACACTTATGGTGTATGTTGTTGCAGATTTAAGTGTCTCTACTATGATGGGTGAGGTAGCTCCCGTAGCTGTTCTAGTTGTTTCCCCAGCAGCGGTAGCCGTTACGGTAAAAGAAGTTGCTGGGGGAGATCCTGCTGGCAGTTCAAAAGCTACGCTTGCTGCACCATCATCAAAAGCTCTGCCCGTTCCTACGTTTGTAGCAACTATACTTACAGGGGCAAGAGGTTCGAGTTCGAGAAAGTCATTCTGTTGTGATGACTTTCCTCCAGCTTCTTTCTTTGCCATTTATTCTGCCCCTTAAACCTTAAGATCTCCATAGAGAATCCAACTATCTGTTCCACGCTTTAATATTGTAGCAGATGACCACTGTGTTCGTAGCTTATTTCCTGGAGTTCTGTTTAAAGTCACACCCATAGCGGCGTCAATAGTTACCTCTCCAGTGTTTGTTTGGAAAATGTCCATAGATGCTCCAATTGGCCAAGCTAATGTTGCATTAGTTGGAATTGTAAAAGTCATCGGGCTGGTAGAGTTCATCTCAATAACGCTAT